GAGTTGCGCGCCCGATCCCAGCAGTAGCCGAGTTCACCATAGTTTTCGTAGTCCTTAATCACAGCACCACCGTATACGTCTGTTGCGTCTTGAAGGTAATCAATCTCTTGTGTTGCGGCTTCCCTCAGCGCCGTGCTGATGGGGCCATAGGCCAAGTGAGCGTCCTTGGGGTGGATGCGGTAATACTCAGGGGTAGGCAAAGGAATACGAGTAATTTCAGCCCACTGGAATCCACCACCGAGGTGGGGATAGGCCTGAATCCTCGCCCCTCTCGCGGCGGCAAATAACAGGCGGCTCATTTCTTTGCCCCAATCACTGCCAGTGCAATGGCTTTCTGTGGGGTGTCTGCAATCGTGTCTTTGCCCCGAGAAATAGCATTCCAATACCCGCTCTTTTCTCCAATGATGAGTTTGTAAGGAAACACGTCATACCGCTCCGCAATCGGTCCGATCACGTTCCAGTCGCGGTAGTCGAAGACGCGCCAGTTGTATTTGTCAGAACTATTTTCACGGCGCACAACAATTTCCCGCATATCGGAGTGCCACCCTACGTCTCTGGGCTTGTAGCCAATCGCCAGCGCGAGGGCTTTGGAAATCTTTAGGTCAGTCATTTCATCACCCCCACAATCAAGCCCGCCACAAGCCCACCTACAGCACACACCGCCACAAGCGCAGCGGCTTGAATTAGGTTGGTGGTGAACTCTGACCACGCTTCGCGGTCTTTGTCTTCGTCAGTCATTTCAGTTCTCCTTGTGACTCGATAGTTGCGTTGACCACTTCTTCGTCGTCTCCGCAGGCTTTCCAAAGTGCGTCTGTCAGAACTAGGTTGTTGTGGTGCAACCGGCGCAGTTCGGCGGCGGCTTTGCTTTGATATGCGTGGCCTTTTGCGTCTGCCGCAGGCAAGTGCATCAAAACTTCAGCCAGTCGCAAGGCTTCTTGTTGTGTACTCATTTGATGCTTTCTTTGTGTAGTTAGCCTATAGGCTCTACATAGTCAAAATAAAAAATTTGGACCAATTAGTATATCGGTCGAGACTTTGAGAGAAGTATTGAAGAACTTCTCTACATCTTCTTGGGAAGCTCTACGACATCGATGACGTAAGCAATGCCACGCCATACGTAGACTGTCACTTCAAACCCTGAATCTACAAACTTACCTTTCCTGCCAAACAACTTGGCTAGGAACATCTGAAATCTGATTTCGTCGTTCATTGGTGTCATTTGGCAATGTGGTGAGATAAAAAAAAAAAGTGGACTTACCCTTTCGGATAAGTCCACTGGTCCAATTCACCAAGCGCCAGGATGGCGCAATGCTTCTACATCGATCAGCAGAGCGCGTAGTTGCTTTCCCTGATCTTGCTGCCAAGCGTGCTGGAGAGCTTGCTGAAGATGCCTGGTGTGCCATGGATCTGGCTCAACAGGTCATCAAGCAGGTAGCTATCAGCCAGGTCAGCCAGGATCTCTTTATACTGGTAACGCACCCAGTTAACGTTGTTCGCATGAGCGCGAAACTCATCCAAATGTTCAAATAGCTTCGCTATTGCTATTCCGAGAAGTTGATAAACCTTCTCTGCCTCACAGTTTCCTGCGGGATCGGACCATATCATGCTCTTTCGAGCCGCACTGTTTCCACCCCGCTTGGGGCGTACTCTACTTGGTTCATCTTGCGATGCCTTTCGATGGTCTCTGAACGTTAATACCCACGATGTGGCCAAGAATACGCTAAAGCAATGGCTTGCCTAGAACGCCGACATTTAATGTCTCTGACGGTTGCTCTGGACATTCCTGTTTGCTCTGCAATATTTTCATCCGATAAGTCGGTTGTTTGTAGCAAACGACACACGGTATGTACTTCTTCTACGGTAAAGCGACCGATTTTTCTGTTGTTGCTTCCCATGTTGTTGACTCTTTTGGAGGCAATACACAGGTTGTTAACAGAATTGTTCGACCTGTTTTTATCGATGTGATCAATTTCCTCTTTTGGTTTAGGCAATAAGCCATGGGCCAGAAAGAAAATTAGACGATGCTTCATCCGTAGTTTTCCGTTACACCATAGACGAATATATCCGTCAGGATTCTTGCTACCCACATCGTGATAGATGTGGTTTCCCCATCGACCGCCTTTGGCGACTATGAGTCCAGTAGCAAAATCTACGGATACCAATTAGTGGTTTTTGAAATGTAAGAAGTCTTGCGTTTCTTGGTTCATAAAACCCCTTTCTCTGCATGTATTGCAATACATGGTGATATAGGATTTAGGTATTCTTCGCTGCTGATTGCCATATCCTTTCGGACTTAGGGTTCCAGCAATTAAATGCGTTTTACATCCACCATGAGGTTAATGGATGGTCACCAGTTCAAAGGGCTGGTACTGAAGCATGCCATTGATGATTCCTGCCAGGGCTTCCAGATGCTGCCTGGACAGCTGCTGAAGGTTCTCCTCGGAGAGGAAGGGCATGATGACCACATCAGGGACCGTGCTGCGCTCGTACTGGTCCACGCAGTAGCCAGCCTGACCGGAGGGCCTGGAGACGGTTCTGGTGGCTCCCAGCACCCTTTGCAGCATCTCGATCTCGATCATGATGGCTGCGCGTTCTGCGATCTTACGATCGTAGTTGCAGCGCCTGTGCATACAGCGAAGGATGTAGGCATCCACGCTGTGGGTGATGTTGGCTGCATTGGCCAAGCCAGTCTTGCTACCCACGTTCTCGAAGAACTCGTAGGTGAAGGTGGCATGGTCCAGTTCGTCAACCTCAATGCGTGCATCGACTTTCTTCATGACCTTGATGCGAGCATCGAAGCCATCAGGCATCTTCCAGGAGTGATGCAGAGCGTAGGGTTGCCAGCTGGCCAGAAGATCCTGCAGCAGCTCCCATGCGCCAGGAGCGATGGTATGAGCAGCCTGATAGAACGCATTTAGCTCAGGCGTCTCTTCACCGAAGATCTTCTTGGGCATGGCTTTGCTGCCGTACATGGTCGTCATTAGGGCATCTTTGGCTTCTGATCGTGATACGACCAGGCCACCACCCAGGATTGTGTTCATGACTTCCGTGCATGCCGAGTAAGCATCTGCACGTTTGTCAGGATTCACCAGACCAGTAGCCGTAGCACCAGCTTCGCAGCCAGTGAGCACGGACATGACTTGGATGCCTGAGCAGCAGCCATCCACACCGACCATGTGGCCGGTAGGCAAGCCTTGCTGGGCCTTGCGAATGGCCTGCACTGCCTTGAGGTACAGGGGCTTGGTTTCAGCCTGCTCATAGAGATCCTGAGCTTCCAGATGATTGAGGTTGATCTCAGTCCAGTGAATGCGCTCCTCGAAGTTCAGCTTGTCGAGACCGAATTGGTTGGCGGCATCAATGAGAAGCCATTGCCAACCAGTGAAATGTTTCAATGCCATGATGGCTCCTTATGAGATGAGTAGTTCAAGTAGTTGAAGTTCTTTGGGAACATCATTGATCAAGAGTGGTGTGAAATCACATCTAAACCACCTTGATTCTTTGATGATGTACTTGTATTCATTCAACAACAAAAAGCCGGACTGGTAGACATTTAGGCCGAACCTTTGGCGTATTGCCAATGGTTCATAGTCGTTGAATTCATGAAAAAGCTGGCCCTTGTAATAGAGCCTGGCTTTGATCATGGAACACCTGTAACAAGTTCTTCTTTGGCAAACTCGAGTTGTGCTTTCTTGAATGATGTACCTTGGGTATGGATGTGGTAGCCCATCGAATAGATGCGCCCACGTTTATCTACCTTGTGGGTGAGATAGAACTTGTTACCCTGGTCCACCATGAGCTTGTAGAACTCGTAGCTTTGCCGTTTGAATGCGTTCCACTGATCGGTCTTTTCTTGGTTGTCCAAGTCGAACGTAGGTTCTTCTTCGACAGTGCACAGGAAGTCTGTATCAAGCCTCAAAGCGACCTTGTTCATGATGTTGAGAACATCCAGACAGATGTCCCCATCGTGATGATTACTTGTGCCCAGGATCAACGAATCGTTGTGGGTCAGGTATCCGCTGCTGTAGTTGTGGGTCAACTCAAGCGGCTCACACACCATGGGTGGCAGGTACTGGCTGTTGTCGATAAAGGCAATCAAGCCGCCTGACAGTGGTATGCGGGACACCACCATCAGGCTTGCAGACTTGTCGGCTTTCATGATGTCGAATGCGTCTGTGGTACAGAGCAAGGCCATGATTTCAGCAACAGTAGTGATGGCTTCAGTGCGATCGCTGAACTTCAGTCGAGCAGCCAACTGGGCAGATACAGCTGTGAACAGCTCAGGCTTTTGCGAATACGCAATGCCAATGAAGATGTCCATGACCAGCAGTTCGATGTCGAGGTTTTGCAGCTGTTCCAGCCGCTTCATCTTCGACTCGTAGTACTTGCCAGCCATGTATTTCTTGACTAGCTCTACGCCTTGCTTGAGCTTTTCTTTCATGTCCGGGTGAGCTTGAATAGCTTCACGGATCTTGGTATCAATGTGCTTGCGGTTGTACCGCTGCTCGTTCATCTCTTGGAGAACGATCTGTCGAATGGATTCCATTGATGTCCCCTAAAAGGTTATGGAGCAAGACCACCATGACGGTCTATGTACGCAACAACAGAATTGATGTTGACGTAAGCAGAGGGTTCATCGTCGTCGTACTCAAATTCGAGTACTTCAACTTTGTTGATGCTCCTGATGCACCAGACTTCAACTTCGGTATAAGGACCGTAGTTCTCTCTGGGACAGCTGTAATGGCTTTCACTGGCTTGCACTGACAGCGACGTACCATCAGCACATCTAACCAATGGCGTAATCGGTTTGAAAGTCAAACCCGGACGGTATTCGACTACTGGTTGCATGAGCATGGCTTGCAGTTTGACGAGAGTAGACATTGATTTCTCCTAGTAAGTGATGATGTGAACGGGTTTGTTTAGCTTGCGCATAAAAGCGCCAGCGCATGCCCGGAGGGCACACATGGGGATGTCTGTCTCTACTGTGGTTTGCTGCATGCACCACATGTGTAAAAAACAAACCACCATCCCCGAAGGGACAGTGGTTAGGGTGCACAGGATTACTCCAGTGCGAAGCCCGAGGTATCAGCAGGCAGAGCCGACTGGAATTCGATTTCCAGTTTGCTGAGGATCGTAGCCACACGGGAAGGATCCTCGTTCAGCCAGGCCAGCAGAGCCTTGTCGCTGGTGCGCGACTCTTTCAGGGGAATGGCACCGAGCTTCTTGCGTGCACCGTTCTTGGCGGGCAGGTAGAAGTTCAGGAAGCCCTGAGCTTTCCAGGTTTCGTTGGACGGATTGTTTGCAGGTTGTGCGTTCGATTGAAAGGCCATGAGATGACTCCAGTAAGTGAGATAGGCAGGATTTGCCATCCCATGGCCGGAGGCCATAGAACGGACGAAGCAAAGGGAAAGGTCGTATACAGCGCAAGTGCACGCATGCAAAGTGCCGTGAGCAAATAGTGAAACCTTGGCAACAGCGTTTCAACCACGCCATGCAAGGATCACACCGATGCCACAAAAGATGGCGAAACAGCCAATATCGACAAGGAAAGTAAAAATACGTTTCTTCAAGAGTTGCTCTTAAGAGTGGGCGTCAATTTGCCAATGATTGCGCGATAGATGGAACTGTGCTTGATACCCGCGAGCGAGTAGCACAGCAGTAGCAACAAGTGCTGAAGGACGGTCATATGCTTTGTAAGTTACGTGTAAGGGAGTAGTTTCGAGTACTGAAGAGACATGCTCTTCGAGGTAGTACTCAATGCGTACAGGTGGATGAATAGAGGCCATGAATGACTCCTGGTTAGGAATGAATGACGACACCAGTTGGACCATCAAGCCGAACGTATTCAGCAATGACGGTATGAAGGGACAGACGCAGGACTCGGGCAACCACCGATGGTGGAAGCCCTTGTTCCCATGCCTGGTAGATGTTGGACATCTGGTAGGGAGAGGGTTTCACTAAGATCCTTTGATAGAAGTGTGGAGATAGGGATGGAGATCCACAACATGCACGGAGTGCATCAAAGGATTGATGTATCGGGTGAGTATCGGAATGAATTAGGGAGATGGAATAGGGGTAATGAGGAGGGTAGACGTATTGATTCAATACTTTCCTCCACCTAATCATTACTACCCTGCTGAGATGACTCTCAGTTCATCAGTAAATAGGAGAGAGTGAGATCTTCCTATCGATACTGACTATCTGCATTGTGTAAATGTGTGATGTGTAAAAAAGCTAAGCATCCCAGAGGGATGCGAATAGCTAGATTGCTTTGCGTTGCAGATGGTGCAGGATGAAGGGAACAATGATGAGAGCGATAGCCACAGGGAACGAGATCATGGGATGTAGTCCATAACCTTCTTCGATGTAGGCATTGCCGAGTTGCACGTAGTTGAGAGAGACCAGAGTGCAGAGGATAGTGAAGAGAACTTTGAACATGGAATACTCCGATGGATGTGAAGGTAGTCAATACCCCCACTCCCGAAGGAATGAGGGTAAGACGATTACTTGGCTACTGCGAGTTGCTTCTCAGTGACCTTGCTTTCTTTCAGCATGGCGTTGAGCTTCTGCTGACGTTGAATGCGTGCTTCGTCTGCAAATGCACCTGCGGTTTCCTCTGCCCAGGTGGACAGGTGTTCGCTTGCTTTGGCCACTTTCTCCAGGGATACGAAGAAGATGGTGATGGCGGTGAACATTTGCTTGAACATGTTGAACATGAGATAACTCCTATAGGATTGAGAGAATGAGTAACCACGTTAGTTACCCACCGCATGGCCGGAGGCCGGATGTTGAATGGGGTAGGGTGGGGTAGGTAATCAAGAAATCGGTAGTGGGGGGGGGGGTAGTTTGGTGTTTTGGCTGCGGGCTGTAAGTCCGACTCCCATACCCCGCTATCAAAAATTCCCAAAACCCGAGTGCTTAAATTTTAAGCAGCCATTCCCCAATACCCGACCGAAGTTAAAGGGCTTGGTTCCTGGATAGAATGCAACTCCTGTTGCTTCTCTCCCCCCTCCCTCCGTTGCCACCCTATGCCCTATTGAATGTTCTATAGGGTCTTTATATGGTTTTATGTATAAGGGCTTTATAAGGGGTTTTCTATTTGAGTTACTATATGCACCCTATAGGGTAACTCGTAGAAAGATAGAAGATGACTGCGCTTACAGTAGAACAGTTCAAGCATGCCTTGCCTGACAAGGTAAAGAGATCCATCAATCAGGAATTGATTGATCAGATCAATACCACTCTCTCTGAGCCAGAGTTGTATGAGTCTTATAGGGAGAACCTTCTCAGCTACACCAAGGTGATGGCTGATGGAAGGTTCAAGGTGGACAGCTATATCTACGCTGTGAAGTACGTGAGCCACAAGTTGATGGGGTGCACCAACATTGAGGCTTATATGAAGACCTTTCCTGACAAGTACACGCGGTTTGTACAGCAGGGGGTCCAGGCCAAGGACATTGCCAGCTATGTCACGGCGTACAACAAGAGCAAGCTGGTCAACCTGATCTTTGAGCAGACCCTGATTCCAAGCTATGTGCTGAACCAGGATTTGTACCAGAAGGCTTTGAATGTGCAGGCTGAACTGATGGTGAACAGCCATAGCGACAAGGTGCGCTGTGATGCGGCCAATAGCCTGCTGACGCACCTGAAGATGCCCGAGACCCAGAAGGTGGAGTTGGAGATCGGGGTTAAGGAGGACAGTTCCATTGCTGCACTGCGGCAGGCTACGATGGAGTTGGCTCGGCAGCAGAGGCTGAGCATGGAAGCTGGGCAGATGAATGCCCAGGAGGTTGCTCATACCAAGCTTGTGATCGATGTGAACGCCAGCGAGGTTGTTCAGTGAGCGGGGTGGTGTTCCTGCTCATGTGCCTTGCCGTGTCTATGGTGTTCGGGGGTATCTGGGGTGGGTTGATCTATTGGCTTCACCCGGTGGCTGGGCTTTTGATTGGGGGCACCCTGGCGATCTTGTGCTTCATGGTTCTGTTCAATACGGGCCGGGAGCATGAAGAACGGGTGCAGCACAACAGGCGGTTCAATGACGCTTGACCCAGTAGCCCAGGCGCTTGCTCCGTGGAAGGTTGAGGAGTACCTCAACGCGACGAACTACAACGTCGATCCGAATTACGTCCCGAGTGACTTCGCTCTGGAGTTCGTGACCTTCATCAAGCTGGTCAATGGCACCCAGGGCGAGGAGCACATGACGCCGCTGGTTCACTACCGGATGCTGGATACCCTGACGGAAGGGGGCCGCAGGGTGGTCAATTTGTGCCATAGGGGCATCGCAAAGACCACGGTGATGGGTGAGTACCTGTTCCTGTACATCGCCACGTATGGCGAGATTCCTGGCTTTGGAAAGCTGGACCTGGCCCTGTATGTGTCCGACTCGATCGAGAACGGCGTGAAGAACATGCGGAAGAACCTGGAGTTCCGCTGGGACAACTCCGACTTCCTGAAGCAGTACGTGCCGGAGATCCGCTTTACCGACATCCGGTGGGAGTTCAAAAACGTCGATGGCAAGGTGTTCATCGTCAAGGGCTATGGAGCCAAGACGGGTGTGCGGGGAGCCAAAGAGATGGGCAAGCGGCCCCAGCTGGCAGTGCTTGACGACTTGATCAGCGATGAGGATGCCCGATCGGTTACCGTCATTTCGGCCGTAGAGGACACCGTGTACAAGGCGGTGAACTACGCACTGCATCCGACCAAGAACATGATCATCTGGTCGGGCACGCCGTTCAACGCCAAGGATCCGTTGTACAAGGCAGTCGAGTCAGGCGCTTGGAGCGTCAACGTGTTCCCAGTGTGCGAGCAGTTCCCGTGTACCAAAGAAGAGTTCCGTGGCTCATGGCCAGATCGGTTCACCTATGAGTACGTGAAAGAGCAGTACGACTCTGCTGTGAAGCAGGGCAGGGTGGATACGTTCAACCAAGAGCTGATGCTGCGAATCATGTCCGATGAAGATCGAATGATTCAGGACGGGGATATTGGCTGGTACAAGCTGGATGCTGTGCTGAGGAACAAGGGTCGATTCAACTTCTACATCACGACCGACTTTGCTACGTCTCTCAAGGACAAGGCTGACTTCTCTGTAATCAGCGTATGGGCGTACAACAACGTTGGAGATTGGCTCTGGGTTGATGGGCTGTGCAAACGCCAACTGATGGATGCCAATGTCAATGAACTATTCAGACTTGCCCAACTCTACAAGCCCCAGTCCGTGGGCATTGAAGTTACTGGTCAGCAGGGTGGATTCATCTCCTGGATCCAAGGGCAAATGCTTGAACGGAACATTTACTTCCCTCTTGCAACTGAAGGAAATGAATCCCGTCCAGGAATCCGTCCTAACACAAACAAGATGGTACGGTTTAATACCGTGGTTCCTCTGTTCAAAGCACGCAAGGTATTCTTTCCGATAGAACGCAAAGGGGAGATTACAATGCAAGAAGCCATGAATGAACTGAGTCTGGTTTCTGTTTCTGGCTTCAGAAGCAAACACGATGACTTCCTTGACACGATCTCGATGCTGTCGTCGCTGACTCCCTGGAAACCATCTGAGGAAGCTCCCATGACCGAATCCACCAAAGGTGGAGGAATGTGGGATCTCGACATCGACAGTGAACCCGTGGATCGCAGAGCGTCGTACATTGTTTAAGGAATGCCTATGAAACTGAAAGAAGTGTTTGACCAGCTGACATATGGCGAGCTTTCGCAGCTGAGCATTGGGGGTGGTGAGGCTGGGGTGATTTCTGCTGCGAACTACGATCGTGTGCTGTCGCATGTGCGACTTGGCTTGACCGAACTGCACAAGCGCTTTCCGTTGAAGGAGGGCCGGCTGATCCTGACGCTTCAGGCCAACCGTACTACCTACCCGATCAACAGCAGCTACGCTGTGAGCAGCACGAAATCCAAGGAGCCGGTGCGCTACATCGCGGACTCCACTGCTGCACCGTTCATTGACGACATCCACAAGATCGAACGGGTGTACACGGCTGACGGCTTTGAGCTTGGCTTGAATGACGATTCGGACACCTACTCTCTGTTTACTCCCAGTGCTTTTGTTTTGCGTGTGCCTTCAGCCATTGTGAATGGTTCAATGGATCTGCCGGATGAACTGAAGACTTCGACCCTGGAAGTGGTCTACCGGGCCAACCACAAGATCCTGGTAACTGACGAAGGTGATCTGGATCCTGAAGCAGTTGAAGTCGATCTTCCGTACAGCCACTTGGCTCCGCTGCTTTTGTTCGTGGCCAGCCGTGTGCACACGCCCACAGGCATGACGAACGAGTTCAATGCAGGAAACAACTACGCTGCTAAGTACGAAGCAGCCTGCAAGGATCTGGAAACCTTCAACCTCCGTGTGGATCAGGGAAGCCAGAACACCAGGCTGGAGAGCAACGGCTGGGTTTAAACACTTCATTGCACCAAAGAAAAAGGCCCCTTGATGGGGCCTTTCTCATTGGGGTTTGATCAGCTTACCCCAAGGATTGCAGCTGACTCAGGGTAGCCGTGGTAGTTTGAATGTCTGCGTCGAACATCGAAAGCATCGAAAGGTCGCCCCTGGAGAACGCTTCGTTGCGTTGGATTGCAAGATAGTTCAGACGGTTGTTGAGAATGGTGATGAGTTCTGTAATTCCCATATGGTTCCTTTAAGCAACGCGAGAGAGTTTGACTTTGACTTGACCAGCAGCAACAGCAGCAGTGTCGGTATCCGCAACACCAGCTGTGATTGCAATGCCAAGACCAAGAGCGAAACGATAGCCATTGAACCCAGGTGTGAGTTCAACTTGTCCGTTCGGCGGAATCGTCACAACCATTTCTGGAATGTCGGTTCCAACCGTAGGTGCAGTGGCTTTGTTGTACAGCTTCACGTAAGCAGCAGCTGCACCCGTGTTGCTGGCGTAGAAAGCATTCACCCCGGAAGTTCCAGTCAAGATCAATGCACCGTTGGTCGATGCCGTCGAGTTGACAAAGAATGGTGTGGCAGGTGCAGCTGGAGTACCCAGAGTGGTGATTGCAGTCACCGTACCAACTGTAGTTACGGTCGTCACCGTAGTTACACCAGTGACGGTAGCAATGGTGGACAAGCTACCACCTTGCATCACCACTGGAACTGCAGCTGCCATGTCACCCACAGGTCGAGCCAGCAGTTCCACTCGCTGCCGCTCGAAGTCAAACACACGCACAAAGCTCAGGCGCATGTCGGTACGCTTGATCACGCCACCACCACAGTTGGTCGAAACAAAATCAACCGGGAGGGACATGCTGCCAGTGAAAGGCAGTACGAGAGTCAGCGTAGTGGTAGCCGCATTGGCAACCTTCCAGGCTCCATCCACACCCAGGGTGGCACCGTTGGTTGCGTTGCGCACACCCAGCGTGTTGACCAGATCACCGATGCTCAAGCTGGCCCAGTTGGTGTTGCCGACCAGAACCAGTTGCCGAGTGCCATCAGCCAAAGTGGACAGGGTTGCCGACTGTGCAATGACTGCGCTGTGGCCAAGCGACGACGGCAAGTTGCCACCGTTGATCTTGGCAACGTAACCTCCGTAGGAGGTAGCAGTACCGGCAGTACCAATCGCAATCGTGAACGTGGTTGCGTTCACTACCGAAGCTACTACCGTGGCAGTCAGCAAGTTGGGGAAGCTGGTAGCTGCTTGATCCCGAATACCGTAGATGGCTACTGGATCATTGGCCGTCAGATTGTGCGCAACATCAGTAGTGATCGTTGCAGTTGTAGTGCCGGTTTTTACCGCAGTTACGATTTGAGCATTTGGTACCGTCAATGCTTTGGCGTTGACAGCTCGAACGCGCACTTTGTAGCCAACGCTTGGATCAGGGCATACCTGGGTACGAAGCAAGCGCGAGGTCGTTTGAGTAACGGCATCGATTGCAGAGTCTGCCCATTGAACCCGATCGGCTTGAGCGTAAATGCGGAACTCAGAAGTCGGAATGAATGCGTACTGGTATGCCGAGTTCACCAGCTGCACTGGTGCAGTCGTACCAACAGTGACGCCGTGAGCACCTGCAATCGTGCCGGACGGCAGAGCGTCACCTGCTTCCGATCGAATGTACAACGAAGCAGTAGTGACGGTAGCGCTTTCAAAGATCTGGCTGATACCGTTCTGAGCACGACCCAAGCGTTCACGCAAATAGACAGAGCCTTTGGCTCCAGCTGGGTTCGTGATGGTTTGGGATGGGATAGTACCGCCAGGGCCTGCCGTAGCCGTGAACTGGGTAGGACTGGGTACCGATGCAACCACCAGAGCAGGGTAGTTGGCCAGCAAGTTGCTACAACCATTGATACCGAATGCTCGACCAACGCTCAAACCATGAGAGGTAACCGTGTCTATGGTCAGAACAGTGGTGGCTTGCGTGATGCTGGAAATGGCGATGTCAGCAGCCGCAGCCAAAGCAGCTTGGGTGTCGATGATCTCGATTGCAAACTCTTGACCCAGAGTACGCTGAGACATCGATACGCCAGTTGCAAGTTCGATTGGCATATCAAAGGAAAGGATCGACGTAACAGTCGATTCCGTACCTGCGGTCAATGGATCCTTGCTGACAACCAGATAGCTTGATGCTGCTGCATTGCCATCCACGTAGATCAGGTCGCCACTGCCTTTGACTTCATTCCAGTTCTGGCCAGGAGAGTAGACCTCAAAAGCATCCCGGAACTTGGTGGTGATGTTTTGCGGAGATACAGGCACCGGGCTATTACGCAGTTGGGTGTCGGTCAGCGCCCCGGTAACAGGAACTGCACCACCAACCAAAGCGGGCGTCTTGGCATTGATGTCCGTTAGGTTTTGAACTCCAGGCCCATCAGAAGCCAGGGTTACTCGCTGCGTGTTGGCATCTACGACTCCACTACCACGGCTGACGTTGGGGGCAGTGGATACAGCAGCGGCTCGAAGTTGCGCATTGGTCAGCGCTGCAGAGCCAACAAGTTCCAGGTTGACTGCAGACGGAGTAGAAGCCAAATTGGCTGCAGTGGTTTGATTGCGCCAGATGGTTGAGACGTTGGTTGGGGTACTCGTAACGTCGATGATCTGGGTAGCCGTGATGGTGTCACCCACACTGGCTCCGGTGAAAGCGGTCTTGCAAAGGTAAGTTGAGACAACCAGTTCCCGATCGGTACCGGAACCACCTCCACCACCCCCGCTGCTGATGTAGGGGCTGTTGCTGACCGTGAGAACAACTTTCTTGGGAGAGTTGCCAGGGATGATCTTGGCCCACACATAACCTGCACCCAGCAAAGTGCGGGTAACAGGAGTTTCACGGGCAAAGATGTGCCCTTCCTTGGTTGGGACTGCATCAAGTTCGGTAAGAGCAATCTCTACCGATACAGCCGCTTTCCAGGTGACGAGGAGTTCACCATCGGTTTTGTCTGCGATCTGAGACCAGACCGGGGTGATTGAAACGTTTTTCGTTGTCATAAAGGATCCTTGTAAACAAAAGACACTGTTGAGATGCAGAAGAGGGATAAAGGCTGGCTTGCCTTATTCAAACCTACTTTCTTATTTGCCTGAAGAGCCAAACCCTCCAGTCCCACGACTGGTATCGTCTAGCATCTCGACTTGTTGCAGGGTTACCTGGGCAAGAGGAACCACTATGAACTGGAGCAAACGTTCACCTGCAGCCCAGGAAAACGGTAAGCCCGACTTGGTTCGTAGAACGGCCTTCCATTCTCCACGATAATCGGAGTCAATTACTCCACAAGAGTTGTTCAGTTCCAGCCCATGTTTTGCTCCAGTGCTGGATCGTGGCAGCAAAAGAGCAACGTGAGAATTGGGAACGGCAGCTGCGAATCCAAGCCCATACATGGTGTGTGCACCAGAGGCGACACCTGCTTCGGGCATGTAGATGTCAAAGGCTCCGGCTTGATCGGTACCCTTTGTTGGCATAATGAATGCCTTGTGAAGTGCTTGAATATGCATGCTGCTATTTCTGTGAGTTAATGGAATGATTGTAACTATCCGCAGAAGAAAGAACCTATGAATGAAAAGACCGAACAGACAAACAACGACCCCAAGCCGCTGACCAAATGGGCTAAAGCGCCGACAATTGCAGACCTAAAGCAGGATTTGCTGGATGCTCGGTCGATTCATGATGCTCAGGAAGCCAAGATAGGTATCTGGCTAGATAACCTGAATGTCACCGGCAAAGCCAAGATTGAAACGCCAAAGGGCAATTCGAGCATTGTACCGAAGCTGATTCGGAAACAGGCCGAATGGCGCTATGCATCACTGAGTGAACCCTTCCTCAGTACCGACGATGTATTCAACGTCAAACCAATCACTTGGGAAGATCGACAAGCAGCTGAACAAAACCAGCTGCTGTTGAATCACCAGTTCAATGTCGCCGTTGACAAGACACAGTTTGTGGATGAATACGTCCGTGCTGCAGTGGACGAAGGCACGGTAATTGTCCGAGTCGGCTGGGAGTTTATCGAAGAGGAATACACAGGTACTTTTCCTGAAGTCGAGTTCAGGGTGAACCCTGAGTTTGCTCCGATGCATGAGCATCTTCACAAGATGATGCAGGAGTCTCCCAGCCAATACGCCACCGACGTACCGGAAGAACTGAAGCAGGCTCACGATCTGACGATGGAGCAGGGCCAGCCTATTGAACCCGTGGTCATTGGGCAAAAGGAAGAAAAGCGCACCCGAACGGTGAGCAACAAGCCCACCCTGGAAGTCTGTGATTACCGCAACGTGATCATTGATCCGACCTGCATGGGCGACATTGAGAAAGCCAACTTTGTCATTTACAGCTTTGAGTCGTCTCTTTCTCAGCTGGAAAAGGACGGCAAGTACAAGAATCTCGACAAGATCAATCTCACTGGAAACTCGATCCTGAATCAACCGGACCATTCATCGTCCGATGGTTCGAAGAACTTCAATTTCAGTGACAAGCCACGAAAGAAATTCGTGGTTTATGAGTATTGGGGTTACTGGGATATTGACGGCACGGGAATCGTCAAGCCATTTGTTGCTGCCTGGGTAGGAGATACCCTGATCCGAATGGAAGAGAATCCCTACCCTGACAAGAAGATTCCTTTTGTCTCGGCTCAGTATCTACCCGTTCGCAAGAGTATCTACGGCGAGCCTGATGGAGCACTCCTGGAAGACAACCAGAAGGTCATCGGAGCAGTTACCCGTGGAATGATCGACATCATGGGCAAATCGGCCAATGGTCAGACGGGTATCCGCAAGGACATGCTGGATACCACTAATCGACGCAAGTTCGACAAAGGCCAGGATTACGAATTCAACGCCAATGTGGATCCCCGGCAAGGTGTGCACATGCACGTTTTCCCTCAAATTCCTGAATCTGCACAGTTCATGCTGAGCATGCAGAACATGGAAGCGGAGTCCCTCACAGGCGTCAAGGCGTACTCCCAGGGCGTCTCAGGGCAAAGCCTTGGGGATGTCGCTGCAGGCGTTCGTGGGGCCTTGGATGCGGCTTCCAAGCGCGAGCTTGCCATCCTGCGACGGCTATCCAACGGCATCATCAAGGTGGGTCGGAAGATCATCAGCATGAATGCCGAGTTTCTCTCCGATACAGAGGTGGTTCGGGTCACCAACGAGGAGTTTGTCACCGTTCGCAAGGACGATCTGCCTGGTAATTTTGATCTGCGGTTGTCGATTTCCACAGCCGAAGAAGATACCAACAAGGCAGAGCAGCTGGGTTTCCTGCTTCAGACGGTCGGACCCAATTCCGATCCTGAAATGATGAAGATGATTCTCTCCGACATCGCCAAACTACGGAAAATGCCTGACTTGGCCCACAGAATCATGACGTTCCAGCCTCAGCCGGATCCTTTGGTTCAGGAAAAAGCGCAGTTGGAGATCGAATTGCTCAAGGCACAGATTGCCAAAGAGAATGCACAGGCCATGAGCTACCAATCTACTGCGCAACTCCACTCAGCCAAGTCTGGAACTGAGCAAGCCAAGCAAGGTCAGATCAAATCGGATACTGATTTGAAGAACCTGGACTTTGTTGAGCAGGAGTCTGGTGTGAAACAAGAGCGGGCTAAAGAACTCCATGGAGAACAGGCCCGAAGTCAGGCTCAGTTGAAGCTTTTGGACCGTCAATTCGATAAAGAAGACCAAGATCGTGATCTTCTGAAGCAATACATGCTGAAAAAAGACAAATAAAAGATATATAGTACGGGGTATGGGTAATTAACTGCCCTAACCTCTATTAACTTTAGAAAGCACTGGTAGATCAATGAGTAACGAAACAATCCAAGCGATTGAAGAGAACATCAAACACGCACGGAAGATTTCCGATCTGGGTGAGGCGCTTGAGCGTCTCAAAACCAATCGTGATTTCAAGCGTGTTGTGATGGAAGGCTACTTCGAGCAAGAAGCCATTCGTCTGGTTCATCTGAAAGCCGATCAAAGCTTTCAAAGCGCCGACATGCAAAAGGCGATCGTCGCTCAGATCGATGCCATTGGAGCCGTGAGTCAATACTTTCACACGGTGGCCCACAAAGCAGCAATTGCTCGCAAGGCAATCGCTTCCGATGAAGAAACCCGTGACGAGCTGCTGGCCGAGGAGGTGAGCAATGGCTGATCCGACCAATGAACAGCCCTCTTACCTGGGCATGTCCGACGAAGAGATCATGAACAGCCAGGGGCCTGGTGTTGCTGAGCAGCCCAAGGAAGAAGTGGCTGCAAAAGACGAACCGCCTGCTGACGAAGCCCCCGTGGCTGAAGCTGCAGATACCGAATCCAAGGCGACGGACGCTGACGACGATGCCACCGACAAGGTGGCAGAGGAGGAAGTGGACGAAGCCGGTGAAACTGAGAAAAAAGACTCGGAGGAAAAAGCTCCTGAGTCTGAAAAGCCTGAAGGCGAGAAGAAGGATGAAGATCCTGAAAAGCCGAAGGAAGAAACCATTGATTTTGAGGCAGAGTACAAGCGTCTTCTGGCTCCATTCAAAGCAAACGGGCGTGAGATCAACGTCAACAGTGTTGACGATGCAATTGCCCTGATGCAGATGGGAGCCAACTACAACAAGAAGATGGCGGCTCTCAAACCGAATCTGAAACTCATGAAGCTGTTGGAAAACAACGGTCTTTTGAGCGAAGATAAGATCGGCTTTCTGATTGACCTGGAAAAGAAAAATCCAGCAGCAATCAACAAGCTGGTCAAAGACAGCGGCATTGATCCTATGGATTTTGACGCTGAGAAAGCAAGCGGATACAAACAGACTGCTTACACTGTTGACGATCGTGAGATTGAACTGGATACGGTGCTTGATGAACTTCAGGGCACGCCTTCGTACAACCGGACTCTCGAAATTGTTAGCACTAAGTGGGACGGTGCAAGCAAACAGGTGATCGCTGGATCGCCTCAACTGCTGAAAGTCATCAATGGCCATGTTGAAAGTGGCATTTACGACATCATCAGCAAAGAGGTTGAAAGCGAGCGCGTGTTTGGTCGCTTGAATGGATTGTCCGACATCGAAGCCTACCGGCAAGTCGGTGATTCACTACACGCCAAGGGTGCGTTTAACCACTTGAGCAAGGGTAGCTCCCAAGCTCAAGGGCAACCAGCAGCCAAGCCAGTGGTGGTGACTCCGAAACCGAAGAAGGAAGATGAAGACAAACTGAAAGACAAAAGGCGAGCTGCAAGCTCCACTAAGCCTGCTGCTCCAAGCTCGACAAACAAGGACTTCAATCCTTTGTCACTGTCGGACGAAGAATTCAGCAAGTTGGTCAACAAACAATTTCTGTAACCACGAAGGATTCCTATGACTATCAAGTACAACGCCCCCCCGACCACGCCTTCGAGCGCTGGTAGCCAAATCGTCAACGAGTTCTATCAGAAAAAAGCTCTGATCGAAGCTCAAAAAGAGCAGTACTTCAGCCAGCTGGCTGATGTGACCTCCATGCCCAAGAACATGGGCAAGAAGATCAAGCGGTACCACTACCTGCCGCTGCTGGATGACGCCAACCTGAACGATCAGGGCATTGATGCCGCTGGCGTTGCAATTTCGTCCACTTCCTACACGGTGACCCTGGCTGGCCTGGTTCAGACCTACACGGTGGAAGCTGCTGCAACCGCTGCTGCTGCTGCCATCAACGCCATTCAGGCCGGTGTCGCTGTGAAGAGCGGTGCTTCCAGCCCTTGGACGGTTACCGCCAGCAAGAAGGAACTGATTCCTTCGACCCAGGCTCTGACGGCTGCTGTGTTGGCCGCTGTTCCTTACTCTGTCCGTACCCAAGGTTCCGGCAACCTGTACGGTTCGAGCAAGGACATCGGCACCATCAGCGGCAAGCTGCCTGCTCTTTCGGAAACGGGCGGTCGGGTCAACAAGGTTGGCTTCAAGCGCAAGGAAATCGAAGGCACCATCGAGAAGTTCGGCTTCTTCGATGAGTACACCCAGGAGTCTCTGGACTTCGACACCGACGCGGAACTGATGATGCACATCAACCGCGAGATGGTGATGGGCGCCAACGAGATGACCGAAGACGCTCTGCAGATCGACCTGATCAACTCCGCTGGGGTGATCAAGTACGCTGGTGATGCCACCCAGAACAGCGAGATCGGCTCGAATGACCTGGTGACCTACGGCGATCTGCTGCGGCTGTCGATTGACCTCGACAACAACCGCACGCCCAAGATGACCACCGTCATCACGGGTACCCGCCTGGTGGACACCAAGACGCTGCCTGCTGCACGCATTGCCTACATCGGCACGGAACTGCTGCCGACCTTCAAGGCCATGAAGGATCTGCATAACAACCCCGCTTTCATCGGCGTGGAGAAGTATGCAGCTGGTGGGACGACCGTCACTGGTGAAGTTGGCTCTGTCGATCAGTTCCGAATCGTCGTGGTTCCCGAGATGATGAAGTGGTCCGGTGCTGGTGCACTGGTCACCGATTCGCTCAACTACGACAACGGGGTTCACTACGATGTGTTCCCGATTCTGGTGGTTGGCGACGAGTCGTTCACCACGATCGGCTTCCAGACCGATGGCAAGACCGTGAAGTTCAAGATTACCCACAAGGCTCCTGGCGAGGCTACGGCTGATCGCAATGATCCTTACGGTGAGACCGGCTTCATGTCGATCAAGTGGTACTACGGCTTCATGGCTCTGCGCCCTGAACGTCTTGCCCTGATCAAGACCGTCGCTCGCATGTAAGCAAGCAAGGAGGGGTGGCTGATTCTGGTCACCCCTCTGTTTTTGTAATCCAAAGGAACCGCAATGTCTGATATTGATAACGATGATGCTTTGGTCACTCAAGACGAGTTGACCTCTTTGAAGGCCCGTGCTGATCTGCTGGGTCTGAGCTATCACCCTTCGATTGGCCTGGAGAAGCTGCGTGAGAAAGTCAACGCAGCCACGACTGCCAGCGACAAACAAGACAAGCCTGCTGCTGTTGAAGTGGTAGCAGTGGCTGAAGAAACGGAATCGCAACGCCGTGCACGCAAGAAGCGTGAATCCAACGAGCTTGTGCGAATCCGCGTGACCTGCATGAATCCAGCCAAGTCCGAATGGGAAGGCGAGATCATCACTGCCGGGAATTCCCTCATTGGTTCGTTCACCAAGTTCGTGCCCTTCAATGCTGAAGAAGGTTGGCATGTTCCCCGTGTGATCTACAACCAGTTGGTTCAGCGTCAATGCCAGATCTTCACCACAGTGCGTGATGCTCGCGGGAACTCTTCTCGCAAGGGCAAGCTGATCAAGGAATTTGCTATTGAAGTCTTGCCAAACCTTTCTCCTGAAGAGCTTCAGGAACTGGCTCAGCGACAAGCTATGGCCAAATCGATCGACTAAGCAACACCAAGCCTGGATAGCCCTATGACCACAATTGCAGTAGCAGACCTGACTCAAGCCACCCTTGATGGAACGGGTGTTTTTGACGTTCTGATGCGAGCCAACAAGGCTCACCTTGAAGCGGAGTTCAACAAGAACCGAATCAAGGGTGCAGAGTATTCAACGGTCTATCTAGGCTCCTTGACGCAGGTGATGCAGACGGCTCTGCAATTCCTGCTCACCAAGGAAAAAACCGATCTGGAAGCTCAGCTGCTGCAAAAACAGATTCTGCTGGCTCAGTCTCAGATCGACAAAGCTGCTTCTGAAAAGCTACAAATCGAAGCTCAAACGCTGTTGATCAATCAACAAAAAGCCAACCTGGTTGACGAGCTACTGACAGCCACTGCTCAGCGAATTAAGCTGGCTCAGGAAACCCTGGTTGTTACTGCTCAAAAGACTCAGCTTGAAGCTCAAACTGCAAATGTTGCTGCTGAGCTTCTCAACATTCCCAAGCAAGGCACCTTGCTTGATGCTCAAAAAGAAGTGCAGCTTCAGCAGAAACTCAATCTTGCTGCAGACAAGCTGCGTGTTGACGCACAGGCTGCGCAGATTACTGCAGAGACGTTGAACGTTCCCAAGCAAGGCGATGTGCTGGTTGCTCAGAAGAATCAAGTGACGCAGCAGACTGCCAACTTGCTTGCTGAAGCCAGCAACATTCCAAAGCAAGGCTTGCTCATCGATGCCAACAAGGCTCAGGCAATCCAGCAAACGACAAACCTGGTTACTCAAAGTCTTCAAATTGAAGCCCAAACGCTACTCATCACACAGCAGAAAGCCAATGCCATCATCGAAGGCACAGTGCTTACTGCTCAGCAATGCAAGCTCACTGCAGAGTTTGATCTCACCATGGGCAATGTGCTCAAGGCGGCTCAAGAGACTTCTCTGCTCAGCCAGAAAGTCGCTACGGAACGCGCTCAAGTCACTGCACTGGGTGTGGACGACAACAGCGTTGTGGGTCGTCAGAAGCTGCTTTACCAGGCTCAGACTTCTGGTTTTACCAGAGATGCCGAACAGAAAGCCGCCAAGCTTATGGTCGATACCTGGAACGTTCGTCGCACTACTGACGAAGGTACTGTGGCCGATTCGACCAACAAGCTGGCAGATACGTTCGTAGGTCGGGCAGTGGACAAGCTGTTGACGGGTGTGAATGCGTAAGCATTTGATCTCTGAAATGGGGAGCATTGCGCTCCCCATTTTTTTATTCTGAATCGGAAATCAGATGGGACTGTTCAGCAGCAGCTACAGAACTACAGTCGGTACGGTTGTCTCCCGAGTTATCAAAGACGACGCAATGCCTCAGTCGATCAAGACTGGGGTCATCAAGTCATTTTTCAATGAAGGTGATCTGACCGATTTTGTAATGGAAGAGTTGGCTGCAAGCGTTGGCGTAAGGGCTGAACGCATGTACCGATACGCCGAAGATCACTACGTCTACGGCTTGCCATCGGGAGATGTGTACTCTTCTACCCAGGGACGCCTACAGGTCGAAGCAGTCATTGAAACGCTTGAAGGCCAACAAGTGTTCATGGAGTACTCGCACTATGGTCCGCCAAATGCACTGCATATTGGCTGGACAAAGCTGGTTTCCCAGTATGGCTACAGCCAAGCCACAAATCAGATGAGCGTACTTTCTGCTCAGAAAGGCGCTCCTGTCTATTTGAAAGACATGGTGGTGGTTGTCCCTGCAAACCAGGCGGATTCATTTGAGCTTGGTGCACTGGATCAATGGGGTACCGCTGCAGCCTCTGGATACACGCCAGAGCGTCTTGCAAGCCTTGGGGGTGTGGTATCCCTTGCTCCACCATCTCCGATCTACAAAAGCCCTACAGCCACTGATTTGCACCTCAAGGTGACTTACGTGTGGAAGGCTTCAGCCAACGCTCCATTGAGCGAAGAATCGTTTGTCCTGTCTGTGCAGGAATATGATTTCACAGCAGATTACTTTCACGCAAAGTATTCGTTCTCAGGGCAGACCAAATACTGGATGTACAAGAACAAGCTTGGTACTTACCCAAGCCTTGACAATGTGTTTGTCGATGGCCCTGCAGTCAATGGCTCTTATTTTCCGTTTGCGTACTTCCGGTACAACAAGCAATCCGTCATCTCAAACAAAACAACTCAGGCGTACTTGACCACAAAAAAGATGGTCAAGTATTTGGGAATTGATTTTGATTTGATGGCAGAAGCCATTGACGATAACCCGGATATTGCAGATGTAGAGCAAGCCATGCTTATGCTGGGTGTACCAGCAGTATCTACAAACCAAATTGAGTGCAGGTATCTTTTTGACTATTTTGACGCCATGCATTACGCAATGGGTGGTACGGCTTATCCAGCATTGAGCGCTCTTCAATCGAAATTTGGTGATGGGTCTGTATCACGAAATGCGTCGATCATCAAAGATTCACAATTCAAGATGGCTTTGTCTAACGAAGGCATCTACAAGAAAATTGTTGCAGGTTCCATTGGTGTTATTGGTACGCACACCAGTTTGTTTTCATCAGTTAACGTTCAGACAGAGTTTGTGAACTCTGAGACTGGAGCCATAACCTATACAAGCATCCCTTCAGGCACACACACGTATCGCAAGCAAATTGCTGTTGGATTGTTTGAAGAGATCCAAGTTTCAAACCTGAAGATGACGTACTACGTATACGGGGAGTACACGACTACCGCAGATGAAACAGACAACATTTTGCTGATTCCGATCGACAAGAGTATTTCTAGTACTTACCCAATTCCAGACAGAGAAACTCTGTATGCAAGGTCATTGCATTTTGTTTTCAACAGCAGGGTAGTTACAGAAGTAAAGTGGTATCAGACTGGTTTGTTTCAATTATTGCTGGTTATCGTTGCCATCATCATTACGGTTTATACCTATGGTGCTGACGGTGGATCATTTATTGCAACAGCACTTGGCTTGACTGGATCAGCAGGTCTTATAGCCACGATTGTCGTGAACTTGGTTGTCGGCCAGCTGTTGGCAGTCGGCTTCAAGTTGTTTGTCAAAGCGTTTGGTACAGAGCTTGCCACTGTTGTTGCGCTCATAGCCTTGCTTTACGGCGGTTATGAACTCATTACAGCAGGCGGTGTACAAGGAGCGCCCTGGGCCGAAGCAATGCTTCAGCTTTCTACAGGTCTTCAGCAAGCAATCATGCAAGCCAAAATGGAAGGCTTGATGACTGAACAAGCTGACTTTTTCAACTATGCCCAAGAGCAAACCAAGCTTCTTGATGAAGCCAAAGACTTGCTTGAAAGCAATAATCTGTTGGCTCCCATTGTCATATTTGGGGAAGAGCCGCAAGCCTTTTATAATCGAACAGTACATTCCGGTAACATCGGAACATTGGGTATCACTGCAATCTCCTACTACGTGGATGTCGCACTCACCCTTCCCAAATTGAAAGACACGTTAGGAGATTCCTCTTATGCCTAGCAAATACGATTACCAGCCTATGGGTTCTGGAAGTTATGGAATGGACTACTTGCCTCCCCGAGTCGATCCACGATTGCTCACTCCTCAGCAGACGTTCAAGAAAAACACCATGGATGGCACCAATTCGTTTGGTGCCAATTCTGTTCCTGGTGCGTGGGGAGACTGGGGTGGCTACACCAATCAGCCAGCCATGATGCCCAACGATCCGGTCAACATGGTCAGCCCGCTATCCAAGCAAGCATTGGATGGAACCAGCATCTTTGGTGCAAACAGCATTCCTGGCGCATGGGGAGACTTTTCTTCAGCTGGGAGCGGTGGAGGAGGCATTACCGGCTACCTTCGAGACAGCGGGTTTCTTGGCTCACGCGATCAGCAGGGCTGGGGTGGTTTGGCACTTGGTGCAGCTCAAGGTCTTGGAAGCTTGTACATGGGCATGCAGCAGTACAACCTGGCTAAAGACGTTTTTGAAAACAGCAAGTCGCAGTTTGAACGCAACTTTGAAGCTCAAAAGACCACCACAAATTCTTCTCTGGAAGATCGGCAAAAAGCGCGTGTGGCATCCAATCCTGGTGCGTATGAGTCTGTTGGCTCTTACATGCAGCGCAACGGAGTGAAATAATGGCTACCCCCATCACTTGGCGTACCGTTACCGGACCTTCCCTGGCAGATGCCAGTCGTCCGCTTGCTTATGCGCAACAGGCTTTTGCTGGAGCGTTTGACAGCCTGAAAAGCACTCTCAAAGAAAGCGATACTTTCGATCAGGCTTTGTGGAAACGACAAGATCAAGCTGCTACGCAAGATGCGTTGAGCAAGATTTATCAAGCTGAAAACGTGGACCAGTTCAACGTTTTGAACAGGTCTGGTGCACTGGATCAAGCTGTTGCTGCAAATGGCGCTGTGATTGATCGGGCTGCAGTGAATGCTCTTCGTGATGGGCGCGTTAATACGCTCCAGCAGCGTGACGTTCAAGGCATCACGTACAAGAACACGATGCTGGATGCTGCTCAGGAAGCAGACGTTCGTGCGATCAACCTCATGGCTTTGCAGGATCCAAAGCGTGCAGGCGAGATGCTGGCTGCTCGACCTGATCTGCGGGAAGCCGTGAACCTGGCAAAGACGATCGATACGCGGCAGCAGACTCTGACAGAACGAGATCGTGCTTCAACAAGGTTTGGTTTTGATACTGAAGAAGAGAAGCGCCGAGTAGCAGAAGAAACTCGTCGAGGCACAGAAGAATCACAACGTGCTTTGCTGCGACCTCTTGCTGTTACCAAAGCTGGTCTTGATAACCAAAGTCTTCAAAACACAGTTAACAATGCCGACTTGGTTCGAAAAGAAATACAAGCCCGCATCAGTGCTTCAGAAGCTTCAACAAACGCTTCAAGATTGACTGCTGACCGAGCAGAGCGTGAACGTGCTGCTGCTCAAAACGTCAAGAAGCTAGATCTTGCGTTACAAGACAACGTGTACAAAGGTGGGCTGCTGACTCCAGACAGTCTTGTAGAGCTTGCTACCATTGCAAAGACTAACGGAATTGGTGGCAAAGACGACAGCAACGGTCGTGCATACCTGATGGAAAGAATTTCCAATCTTGCCAAAAATGGTATCACTCGGACTACCATTGGTGAAGATGGAAAGCCGATTACAGTCAACGTACCTGTTCCGCTTAGTGTTGTGAAATCGGCTTTGCTTTCTTCAGTTGATACCAACTGGTTTGGTAGCAAAGGTTACGCTGACAGCTTTGATAAGAAGATTGAAAGTCTGCTGCCTAAACCAAAGGTTAGTGGACCAACACAGAGGATTGTTGGACGAGGTGGTCTGATTGATGTTCCTCAGACTCTGGCCGTTGATCCGCTGATCGAAGAATTTCAGAGGTACGGAGCTATCTCCAGTGCAAAAGCTGAAACAAGCGCACCGGAAAAAAAAAAAGAGGTAACTGAGGCTCCAGCTGCTGTTAGCTTCAACAGCGGTTTTTCTACTTCGTCAAAATCAAAGCCAGCCGTAGCTGATTCGACTGGCTTTGCTCTCAATCCTGTCAATGGTTCTCCGGTAGCTAAAACTGATCCGATAGAGCTACCCAAAGATGTCAAATGGAAGCAACCAGTCAGCGCAGTAAAAGCTGCTCCTGGTGCTATTCCAAAAGGCACCGGGGTAAAAGCAGTAGTTAGCTACGTTGCTGATGGAGACACGTTTTCTTCTGAAAACGGAATCAACTGCAGGATAGATACGATCGACGCACCGGAGACTGCAAAGAAGCAGTACAACAAAAATGGTCAGCCGTTTGGAGAGGAATCGAAGAAACGTCTGGAAGAGCTGATTCTCAACAAAGAAGTGAACATCAGAATTGTTCGTCCTGATGGCAAGTACGCCGGTAGATCTATTTGTCAGGTTGAGATTGAAGGCAAAGGTCTTGACCATGCCATGGTAGAGCAAGGTGCAGCTTGGGTGTACAAAGCGTTTGCGCAGCAAACTCTCAGGAACGTTGATCTCAACATTGCAGAAAACACTGCACGTAAAGAAAAGCGTGGCTTGTGGAAAGACCCCAATCCTGTTTATCCACCAGTGTTTAGAGCAAGGCAATAATCAAAGCCGGGTAACTCCCGGCTTTTTCTTTAGAATAGCTACCACTTCCTTCAGACCGAAAGACTATATGGCCACCTTCAATGTTGATCAGTATTTGCTTCAAAAGTATGGTGCGCCGAATCCTGAAAAGATTGATCAAATTCTTCAAGCTCGTCAAGAGAAGCTTGCTGGCTTGGAAACTTACCGGCAAGCGTTGGCGCAAAACACTGCGCAAGTAGCCAGAGATCAAGCCATTGATGAAGGTAGGTCGTGGGGGGACTACACAAAAGACTTGGCTTTGTCAGCTGTTCAAGGTATCGATGGACTGGCCAAGTTGCCAGCGATGGTTTACGACAAAGCTACCACTGGTGATTGGTACGGGCCTGAAACACAAGACATCAGCAAAATGTCTGATGAACGAGAAAAACTGAAATCAGCTTTTGCTCAAGCCAAAAATCAAGAAAAAGCAGTGGTTGCTGGCAAAGCGGGCAAAGCAGCACGGGAAGCTTTAGGTGATGGCGTAACAGGTGTAGCTGGGCAAGTTGCTGCAGAGTTTGGTGCTGCATTCTGGGAAGCTGCAAAAGACCCAGGAAGCATTCCTGAGTTTTTGGCTCAACAAGCAGCGCAACTGGGAGTGATGAGCAAAGTAGGTCGTGGTGCTGAACTAGCTGCTGCTGCTACAGCCAAAACACTGCCTAAAGTTGCAGCAACCAAAGCCGGACAGATTGCTGTGGAAAAGAGTGGCACAGCTGCTGCTGTTGGTACGGGCGCTGTGTTGCAAGGTGTCGATGTTGGTTCAGACACGATGCAGCGAATGATGTCGTTGCCTGATGCTGTTTGGGATCAAAACCCTGAGTATGTAGCTTTGGCTGAAAGCCTTGGTCCTCAACAAGCCAAGCAAGCTATTGCATCGCAGTTGGCCGGAGAAGCTACGCTTAAAGCAGGAGCAGTTTCGTTGTTTTCTTCTGCACTTCCTGGTGGTACTGCAATTGAGAAAGCTCTGATTGGCAAGAAAGCAGGTGGTTTTGTTGCTGTACCCAAAGCATTTGTTGGAGAAGCTGGGCAGGAAGGAATAGAAGAGGGTAGCGGACGCTATTTTGGAAATTCTGCAGTCAAGGAGATTAAGCCAGCACAAGAGCTTTTTGATGGCGTTGGTGCTGCTGCTGGTCAGGGTGCCTTCATGGGCGGAATCATGGGTGGTGGTATTCAGACTTTGAAGTCTGCATCCGAAATGTCTCTGCTTAAATTTGAAAAGAAAGTAGCCGACGCAACGAAAGCAGAAGCCCTACAAGCTGCGATTGTCTCAGGTGATGTCACTACCTTCCTGGATCCCAAAAGCCCGTCCTACGCCCCAGATCAGGCTGTATCGGCTTTGTATGGCCACAGCCAATTGCCGACCGCTACGCCCGAACTGAAACAAGCAAAGTTTGAGCAGGCATCGGGCATCGTGTCTGATCTGCTTGAGCAGAAACAAAAAGCAGAAGAAAACTACGCTTCTATCTCGCCTGAAGCTGTGGCTGGCTACATGGCTCAACTGGTTCAAGCCAGAGAAGCTGGAGATCAGCCTACCGTCGATGCTCTGGAAGCTGAACTTGCAACCCTGGCCAAGGAGACAGACGCTGGTCCAAGGTTGCAAAAGCAGATCTCTCGGCTTGATGAGCAGATTGCATCAGCTCAGGAGGTGCTGAATAACTTCAATCAGGAAAACCAATCCAAGGAGCTGGATGTAGAAGCTGAGGCTGCAAAGATCACTGCTGCTGATCCGGTAGCTTCACAGGCTGCAGCGGACAGCATCATCAACCTGTCTATGGCCACGCCAGAGCGCCTGGATACCAACCTGGCTGCGTCGCTTGCCAATGACACGACAAACGGCCTGACGGACCCGCAGCGGGGCTACCTGCGGGCATTCACGCAAGCACGGCAAGCAGAGAACCAACTCAAGACCATGGATAAGGTCTCGAAGGAGGTTTTCTATGGCGGCAAAGGGAACATCGGTATTCAGCAATACCGAGCCAATGTCACGACTGCACTGGCAGCAAACAACTCAAAAGCCGCTACTGCGCAGTTGCAGCTGCTGGACAACTTTGTCAGCGACCATCAGCAGAAAGCACAAGTGGCTGCTGAAGCAAAAGCCCTGTTTGAGAAAGACGGGCAGGAGCGGCGCATTGTTAGTGATGGCAATGGAAGCTGGTCGATTGAAACTGGGAAATGGCCCAGTCAAAAAGAACGTCAGCAAAATGGTGGCCTGGATATTGTCAGGAACAGCACCAAAATTGTTGATAACATTCAGATTGAATCGGATGCACTGACCAAGGCGGCAACAGAGCTTCGAGCAGCCTACGGGCTGAAGTTTGCCCAACCTATTTCCAATGGAGTCAGTAATGTCTCGAACGTATCGCAAACACTCGAAGGATTACAAGCCAGTCCGAATCGCACAGAAACTGCGCCCTCGACTGAAGCAGGTACGAGTCAGCCGACCGGAGGAGTTGAAGGAGGAGCCGTCAACCCCTCAGTACCAGCAACCGCAGCAACTGAATCCGCCGCTGGACAAACCGTAGAAAGTGTTTCGGGTGAGCCTGCTGCGTCTGTAGGAGCCTCCGGCTCTACTAGGACAACTGTTGCGTCTCCTGAGACAAATCAAGGTCAACTGCAGTCTACTGAGCAGACTAGCACGACCCCTTCAGAGGTTGTTCCAGTTTCTGAAGAGGTCGCAAGTGCACTGTCTACGCAGCCTGGTGCTGTTACGACGCTTCAGGAAAAGTCCACGGAGGGGACATCGTTTCCTCTTCGTAACCTCATTGCAGACTTCTTCACTCAGCAAGCCAGTCGTGAAGGCGATCTGACTGAGCGGCCTTTAGTGAAGGTGAAAAACTTCCTGAGCCAGGGTGCTCAGAATGTTCTGGATTTCCTTGGCATCAAGTCTCTCAGCGGCAAGCAGCAAGAAGTGCTGCAGCTGTTTCAAGAACTGAACCAGCAATGGCAAGGGTTGATTCAAAAGAATCTGAGTGCTCGTACCAAAGAGTTCCGGTACGAAGACATGATGCAGTACCTGATCCAAGAGAACGATGGAAAGCTAGATGTTGATCAGAATGTGAAGACTGCAATCAGCTATGCAGTGTTCAGCTGGGTTGCAGAAGCTGCATCCAAGAATCTGTACAACACTGACGAAGACATCAACGCGATTCTCGATCGGGATGAAACTGTCAGCGTCTCGCAAGCTGAACGCATGGTGCTCGGCAACGTAGGCGTAAGGGAAAACCTGGTGCGCAACTCGCTTGGCCAAGCAGTTGTACAGGCGCTTGGTTTCAAAGTGTCGAAGGATGCCCCAGTCAATCTGATGCCTGACCTGGAAGCTTCCCTGGGTGCACATGCATGGAAGTTGATGATGGATCTAGGACTGCTTGAAAGGTCAACAGTCTCAGGTGAGACCATGGCTGCGTTGACGAACAAGGAAAGCACGAACACGAACGCAGAATTTCATTTCGTCAAACTTGCCAGGAATGCGCAGAGCACTTTGCCTGCTGATGCAGAGCGGATCGTCAAGGCATCCATTGGTTCGCAAGGAGTGCTCGACAAGCTGTTTTCAGTAGAGTCTGGTTTGAAGGAACCCAGCCTTGAGCCAGTTCCGTTTGTGCAGAAAAAGACACGCAACACCAACCAGAACGTACCGGAGAAGCTTGCAAAGATTGTTGCTGCCAAGAATGCAGAAGCCAACTATGTGCGGCAAGACATGTGGCAGCTGATCACGCAGCTTGGTGACGATGTGCTTCAAGGCATTGCAGGTGTCGTTGAGATTTCCGACACCAAAACTCATGCAGTCAACAAGCCAGGTTTGCAGGCAAAGAACGATGGGCTGCTTCGTGAACTGGATAGGTTCATGGAGTTTGTCAAAAGCATGGCTGACATCGAAGCTCCAATGTATTTTGAGCATTCGGTGTGGAAGCAGCAACGAGTTGGTATTGCCACCAACGTCATCAATCCGCAGACCAGCAAGATCCATCGCTTCATGCTATTTCGCAACGCATGGACCACGATGGTCGATATGGGCAATGCCGATCAGATGGACAACTTTCGGCTCAGGGTTCTTGAAGGTCTGGGAGTCAAGACAGACAAGCAAGCCAACAAGACTTCGTTGGCTGCTTATGAATCCTACGTCAATCAGCCGGAGATCAAAGCCGCTGTAGCAGTGTTGCGCAAGACAGTGTTTGAAGGTGGCATCACTTCAGAAGAAGGAAAAGTCCTGCTTGCTGGAGTCAAGAAAGGCGGAATGAATTTTCATTCGCTGGATGCACTGATGGCTTTGGCTACGGAAGCACAAGCGCAGCTTGATGGCAAGAACAGCTTTTCCGTTCAGATGATGGGCGAGGTAGACGGGGTAACCAATGGCCCCATGCTGAGCCATATCCTGCTTGGTGCAGCAAAGTCTGTGAAGGATTTGTTTGGCTTGCTCAATCGTGGTGGGTTCTTCGAGAAAAGCAATCCCAACACCAACTACAACGTTTGGCGTGGTAAGCCTGGTGCCAAAGATTTATACGAGATCACTGCATTGCACATGACGAATGCCGTGCAGAAGATGCTGCTGAAAGACAGCAAGATTGGTGCAACTTTGAACGCTGTGTATGCGTTTACCGGGAATCTGACTCTTGAGACACCTGAGATTCTCAAGAAGCGTCGAAACATCATCAAGACGCCTTTGACGGCGATGATCTTTGGCTCCTCTGTTGGTTCGGCTGTAGACAGCATGGCCGATGGCTTTATTGAATCCATCTACTCCAGCATGGAAGATGTGGCTGCAGGCAAAGCAGATATTCGAGCCACTATCAACAACATCAATGTATTGCTGAGGGGTGGTGATGGCGCCAAGCTTTCATTGATGTCTGTGGAAAAGCTGCTTGCTTACGAGTTTGATTCAGATCAGATCAAGGCATTAAAGAACAGCTTCAAGAACACGCTGGGCAAAGCAGTGTCGGAAACAATGTCCGCTGACTTTGGCAATTTCATCAGCAAACGCGATGCACTGAACAAGAGTGCTCAGTTCTCATTCGAGCTGTACAACGCAGCGTACATGGGCTTGCGTGATGCGTACCTGGCTGAGTTGGTGGCGTCTGGTGAAATTGCAGTAGATAGCAAGAACCGTCCGATTCACGATCTGACACTCAAGCAGCAGGAAGAACTCAAGAAACGAGTGAGCAAGCTTGCTCCTGTGATGCACACGCTCATGTCCAAGGAAAGTGGTTCCTTGCGTGCTGGCCTGTTTGCATCGAAATCAAGCCGCAAGCTCAGCACTCGCAGCACGTTCAAAAGCAATGTCAAGTTTGGTTCTGCAATCAAAGGAACCAAGGTTTGGAGCAAGAAGAAAGGCGGCTACGTTGAGCAATCATCGGTCGAAGCTACTGCGTTTGAAACGATCGAAAGCAATCCTGGCGTAGCAATGGTCGTGATGTCCACGCATTCGCTGGACTCTGCAATCTCACACAACGCTGCAGATGGCAATGAAGTGCTAAACATCCATGATGCTCATGGATCTGGTTTGGGCGGATTTAGTCAGACAGCACAGAACCTGAATCAAGCTACTTGGAGTGCACTGCTGAACTACTCTCCGGCAACGGAGATGGCGAACATGTTGTCTCGCACGGTTGTTGGCTTGTCTGAGCTGTTGGCTCAGAAGGATCTTCCTGTTCAGGTTGTCGAGAATCTCACGCAAGCGTTGAACAAGTTTGCAGGTGAGAACGAGATGAGCCCTGACACGGTGCTGAGCGACATGCTGCAAAACGCAACAAGCACGGCTTTCAGCGCAGACAGTGTGCGTCTTGAAGCATTGAGCCAGATGGGTTCGGTTGATCAGTACGCACTCGAAGGTGGCAATTACGAAGTCACCGAAGCCGATCGTAGTGATGCTGCAGCAATGCAGTCTGCGTTGAAAGAGGGGCTTTCTGCCAAGGAACAAGAAGCTCTTGTGATCATCTCTGAAGCCCTGGGCATGAGTGTTTCCGAAAAGCCTGCTCCTGCAACCGAGAAGCCTGTTGCTACTGCCGATAGTCTGTTTGGACCAATCGGTACGCCAAAGATTGAAAGTGATGGCGATCTGGTCAGGTTTTTCAAAGCCAATCCGAATGCCTCGGCGTCCCAAGTGATTGCACTGCTTGGTGCACCTGGACGGATGAATGCAATCAATCGCAAGATCCTGGCTTTGGTCAGTCGGGTGGTTAGCCCTGACTTGAAGATCAAGTTTGTGACATCCGAGACAGCGGAAAGCATGGTTCTGGAAAAGCCCACAACCAATTCCCGTGGGTGGTACGTCGTCAAGAATGGCCAGGAGGAAATCTACGTACTCAGTCCAGAGTTTCAGAACTCTGGTTTGACAGCCGAAACATTGCTGCATGAACTGGTGCACGCAGCGATTGCACGGGTGATCGACAAGCCAACCGGCGAAGCAGCAGCACTGGTGGCTGAGCTTGAAGCTCTGCGGGTCAAGGCTCAAGAGTATGCAAAGCAAAACGGACTGAACGACTACACGGCAGCTTTGGCCAACGTTCAAGAGTTCGTGGCTTGGGGCATGACCAACCTGGGCCTGCAGCGTGATGTGCTGAGCAAGATCACCATGGAGTCCAAGACCGGCAGCACCTCGCTGATCACCGGCATGAAGAAGTTCATCGCTACGCTGACGCAACTGCTGTTCAAAAAGCCTGACGAGAATCTCAACAACGGCATGGCTGTGCTGGTTGCAAATGTGTCGGGATTGTTTGCGGAAGCGGCTCAAGCAAAGAAGACAAGCAACGCCGACCTGAACCTTGCTCAGGAGACCGTCGAGCAGATCGACAAGTACACGACCCTGGACATCCACAACGCCTTGGCCAATGGCTCCGTAGAGCCTTCGTTCCAGGAGCACCTGGCCAACCTACTGGGTGGCATCGTAGAGAAGCTCCACGGCCCGTTTGGTGCGTTTGCAGAGCAGATGCGCAAGACCGAGGCAGGCAATCCCTTGGCGGTATGGCTCAAAGCCATGGAAACAGGCAACGCTCCCTTTGCATCATCGATTGTGGCGTCTGGGTTTGCAGGTAGTGCACAGGAAGACTTTGCCATGCAGCAGGTGGAAGCCACCGTGCGGGCAGCGTTGAACGGCAACGAGTCCCAAACCAAGATTGCCTACAAGCAGCTGGCTGATCTGTACCTTGAAATGCGCAATACGCTCAAGCCATCGGATTTTGCGTCCCAGGAAGACTACGACTTTGTGTTCAAGCTGGAGAGCAACAACGGCGATCGCTCGGATTACCTGGCTCGATTTGCAGCCCTGGGCCTGGCCAGCGAAAAGTTCAATACGCTGTTGAAAAGAGCAACCAAGGTTGCTTCACGCAAAGCAGCCCAGGACATGACGTTCACCGAGAAGCTCGAAAGCATCTTTGAGCGCATTTTGAATTTCTTCAATGAGAAGTTCACGCACACCTACGCTGGTCAGAACGCTGACGCCAAGCTGGAAGCGTTGGTTGGCCAGCTGGTGGACATCGAAGCCAAAAAGCGAGTGCTCATCAAGAAGCGTGCAACAGAGCGCAGCATTCTTGAACCAGTTGAAAGAGGCGTCAAAGCGCTGGCAGATGGCATCCGGGAAAAAGCAGGTGACCTTGCTGGTTCGTCATTTGTTCGTAACAACGGCAATGCGTTTGTTCAAGCAGCAGGGGGCATAGCTCGAACCATTGCCAATGATCGGGTGGAGCAAGTGATTGACGGATTGAAAATTCTTCGTGATCAGCAGTTCAAAGGCAGGCAAGGCATTGCAGCAAGTTTGCTCAATGAACTGAAGGGACCGTTGGACAAGTTCAATGCTCTGCTGCGTGAAACCAAGCGCCATGAAGGTGAGCGCAAGAACATCATCACGCAGCACTCGAAGCTTGTGCTGAGCGTGTTTCAGAATGGCAAAGCAATGAGCAAGGAAGCCAAAGCTGCAGTGTCTGCTGTGTTTCTAAGAACTGGTTTGCACAACTTGCTGAATCACTACAGCGTTGCTGATTTGGAGAAGCTGGTTGGGGATTACAAGGCAGTAGACAAAGCCATTGAAAACTTTGAGTCTCAGCTGACCTCTAAATACAAAGACAAGTACATCGAACAGATCAATGGTTTGGGTTACTTCAAAGCAACTGGACGAGCCAGAATTCCTGTGCTGATGCTCAATGCACACTTGATCTCCAGGATGGCCAACACTCAGTACCAGCGGCAGATCTCTGAGGCTGAAGCAAAACAGGCAGAGCCTGTGATTGCAGCATTGATCTCTTTGTACGCCTTGAAGTACACAGCAGGTGACCACTTGAGCCAAGCCAAAGAAGTTTTCAGGACTGAAAACAGTCGAACTGATAACAATGGCAACGGTGTTGAGTTCCTGTTGAAGCTGCACAAGCAGCTGGAAGAGGAGTCGCTACAACGGTTGTTCAAAGGCAATCCTGCGCTGATGATCCATGGCTACACGCCGGAGATCCTAAACCCGCATACAGCGATCAAGATTGCTACCGAGGCAGAAGGCAAGGAGCTTGTGAACCAGGGCTACTCGGCAGGCGCACTGGTGTCTAACGATCGTGCTGACCCGGATACCGAAACTAAGCGAATCTACGTGCTCAGGGACGGTGGCTTGTCTCCTTGGCTTTCGGGTGCGTTTTCCTTGTCCAGCATGAAGTCTAGGGGCAGCAAAAAGCACAGCGGCTACGTAAACGTGAACACGCTGAACGGGCTTGAGAATGCAAGCATGCAAGCGACCATCACCAACGAAAAGCTGGCTGCTATGCAAGGTATGGGTGATCCGCGTAGGGATCTGTCAGCTGAAAGAGAAAACCACATGATTCCTGTCTACAACGAGACAGGTGCGATCGTGAACTGGCGCTACATGATGGCTGAGTCCACCAAGGACAACCTGCTTGAGCGGGACAACAGGTTTGAGAATCTGATCGGTGTGATTGCTGGTTCGATCTACGACAAGGAGACCAGTCGGGAACAGAACAAAAAAGCAGTCACTGTATTGCGTGAACAGTACGAACTGGAGTACGCAACCCGCAAGGATTCTTACGTTGAAGTTGGCGATCGGAGCACTGATCCTGAGATGCGTGCGATCTGGGATTTACTGCCTGATGCTACGAAGAAAGACATCAGGGCAGTGTGGGGTAGGGACGGCATGAAGGTGCGCAGCGATTCACTGGACATCATGTTTGGGTATCGCAAGCTGACTTTGGCGTCGATGTTCCAGAAGGATCCTGATGCACGAAACAAGCTGGAAGGCTTGTTTGTGTATGTGGTGCAGACAGTGCTTGCAAACTACGCAGGCATGCGGCATGGCTTGTCTGCAGCTGACGCAGAGGATTACGCCAAGAGAGCAGCCGTAGTGATCACCAGGGGCGAACGTGCATGGCAGGAATTGGTAGCCGAGACCAAAGACATCATTGTGGTCAAGACTGGCTTTGTGATGCTTGGGAACATCTGGTCGAACTTGTCGCTGCTTGCCATGTCAGGCGTGTCGTTGAAGGACGTATTGCAGCATCACCTGGTGGCGTTGAAAGGTGCTACGGCATACCAGAGAGATAGCCAGCGTTTGGCGGATCTGCAGACGATGCTGGAGGTCGATTACGGACTGGGTAAGGAAAAGGAAATTAAGGATGAAATCGTTCGCTTGAAAGACGCGATTGCTAGGAATCCGGTCAAGGAACTGATTGAAGCAGGGCTGATGCCTACGATCGTGGAAGATCTTGCTGCTGAGGAAAACATCTACTCGTACAAGAGTGAGTTTGTGAGAAAGACGGAGAAGTTCACCAGCAGGCTGAACCCCAAGATTCGTGCTGCAGGCAGGGCGGTGTACATGACGCATGACACCAACATGTACCAGACTCTGAGCCGCATTACACAGCTGTCGGACTTCGTGGCTCGGTACACGCTGTACCAGCACCTGGTGAGCAGGGGCACGAACCCGTTGAGCCGTGAAGCTGCAATTCAGGAAGCGTCGGATGCCTTTGTGAACTACGACATCCCGATGCACCGTGGTTTGCAGTACACGGACGACATGGGCCTGACGCCATTTACCAAGTACTTCCTACGCATTCAACGGGTGCTGCTGAAGCTGGCCAGGGAGAACCCGGCCCGTGTACTGTCAGCCATTGCACTGAATCATTACATGGAACTCGGACCCATCGTTCTGGATAGTTCGTTTACGCAGCACATTGGAAACAATCCATTGCACTCTGGAGCTTTCCAGTACTTTGGTGCACTGGACAACTTGGCTACGGTGCACACTGCGATGGCAATTGTGAAGTAAAAGAAAAACCCCCCAGTGTTACCTGGGGGGTTTCTTCCCGTCTCTCTCCGGGATGTCACACGAATTTTCTTGTGCTGTTGCTTGCCTATCTACTAAAAGACTCGGCTCACACTGGTAAATCGTGTATTACCGCTGCTGGGTGATGGTGGCCAATCGTAGCCCCCACATTGGCATGTGGTTACGACAAGGGCTTACACACAGGATCGGCTGTGCTACGAATCACCATCAAGTAAGCCACTGCCAATTAGCCTTGCGGCTGTTGTCATCTGAAACGACCCGGAGCGCGACTACCAGGCTCAGTGGCTTGCTTGATGGCCATCCCTTACGGGGATGAGTCGGGCTTGCATTCTAACCAAGCAAGCCACTGGTTTCCATCACTTGATGAGAATGTCCTCAAGTTTTCCACCCTTCGTAAGGTGGTCTTCAACCCATTTGGGTTTGCGTCCACGACCGGACCAGGAGTTGGCACCTGATCGGTACTTCATGGCTACCTTGGGCTTGCCAATGGCGGAGGCTTTCGCCCCTTCTCCAAATTCCAGATCCCTGGCTTTGATGCCGAAAGTCTTGATTTTGGAATTGATGTCCTCAATGGCCAAGGATCTCTCCTTGGACAGTAGCGCATCTTTTTCCCTTTGCAGGGCGTCGATCTGCTTTTGAAGATCATCAATCTTGTTAGCCATGGGTACTCCTTTGGGTTTGGGCGGTTCATCGAAGAGTGCCTCAAGCGCCTTCTTTGGGGCCTGCTCTTTGGCTTTGCTTCGTTCGATTTGGTACTGATTCACAGCATTCCTTGATCCAGAGTGCGATTAGAGACACAACAGCTGCCACGAACAGGAAAAATCCTGCTACGAGAACAAATGAAGATATGAGCGCTCCTCCGATCAATAGTACTGCAAGAACCAGGATAGCGGCTAGGGTATAGCCGATCCCCTTGAGTACGCCCATGCCTGCGACCTGTTAGCTGAACAAGCCGGTAGGCGTCTTTGCAACAGGTTCAGGCTCGGAATCACCCTCTGCAGGTCGATCATTGCCGGAGTCGGATGGAACCACCGTCAAGGTGACCGGAGCAACCACACTGTCAGCTTCGGAGAAACCAGGAATGCTGGAGTCTTCAATGGTCAACTCAGCGCTGATACCGCTTTCCTTGCGACCAGCGGTAAAGGCGATGGTGACTTCTTTCCCAGTCAGGTTGATGCCCTGATTGTGGATGTACTGCTTCAGTGCAGTGACGATTTCAGTTTGTTTGAGCTGAATTTGCATTGGCTTCTTTCTTCAGGTGTGCCGAAAAGAACGGCAACATTTGTTTGAACGCATTGCAGGAAAGTCCTGCGTAAATGGCAGCAACAGCGTCCGCCATGTGCTCTGCTTTCGCTTCGCTCACGATGGTCTTGCCGTTGTGCTTGTACATGGGCCAGTTGGCTTCAGGATGTGCAGCCATGGCCCACTTGATCATGTCTTGCTTGCTGGCGTTCTTGTGACCGCCTGCGGCAAGCTTGACCTCTGCGGGAGTCACCTCGAAGAAGGGAATACCATTCGCTCTCAATGCCCCCAGGACGCCCACACAGACCCCGTAGGAGGCCATTGCCCTTGCGGACTGGCTACCTACAGGTACTTCAACGAAGACTGCGTGAGCGCCCTCTGCTGCGGTAACGGCACCCTTGTACAGCTGGTACGCCGCCTCAAGGTCAATACTGTTCTGACGGACCTGTTTTGCTTTTGACAATTCAGGGTTGGTCAGATCCAGCAGCTTGATCGTGAGCTTTTGGCTTTCCAGATTGAAGGTGCCTACCGCAAGACCCCAGTTTCTTAGACTGGGATCCTGGCCGACAACCGTAATGGTGCTAGTGCTGAACTGGCTCATTGACGGTTGCTGGTTTTGCTTCTTCTTCTTCTTCCATTTCGACGGCAAAGGGCAGGGTGCCCAGTTCCATCAAACCAAGAGACAAGCCGATGATGAAGCCCCGATGCAGTTCACCTTGCAGGATCTGCGGACCATCATCGTTGAACGTGACCTCCACGCCTTGCGGAATGCCAAGCATGTGCTCAAGAGTCTTCACCTTGCCTTCGTGCCAATGGCACAAGATCTGGATGAAGTGATCGATGTTTTTGATGTGCACGGTGTTGTCGGGAATCTTGGTCATTGGACTGCGCTTTCTCTCAAGGAATGAACGATGGCTTGAAAGATGAAATCCTTGGCTTTTTGTGCTTGAGGAAGATCATCGAACAAAACAATGCAAGGATGCGTTTTGGCAACGGGATCTTTTACAAGCCCGTAGACCCATCCTTCAGCAAGTTTTTGTTTCATCCAGCTTTCGTGGCTGGCTTCAGGCCCTACATTACTGTCGCAATGCAGGTTCACACCTAGCAGCGCGCTGCTTTTCTGCCACTCGGGTGCGTCTTCCCAGCTAGGCTGGCTATGATCACCAAGGGCTGAGCAGTAGGCCCGATTTACCTCATGGCACACACGGGCGATGTCTGTGCGCGTCATGCTGCATCTCCAGCCAGTTTGCTGCGCAGTTCATAGCCCATCAGGGGCCAGATCTTTTGCACAGCGTTTTGCCTGGCGATCTTGCGGCCGATTTCTGCATCGAAGTTTTCAGGACTTGCGCAGGCCGATTCACCTGTGACGGTAAAGCCGTTACGCAGAACCAGTACGCAGAAAGTCAGAAGGCCGAGCGGCAAAAGGTCAGAGTTGTCTACCACTGGCCGTTCGCGCCCAACATAGGTTTCTTCGTACAGTGCGCCACGGCGCCCGTCACGAGCCGTAAAGTAGTGCTCGCTGGCAATGTTGGCTTCGATGTCCGCAGGTGTAACGCGCGGAGCAACTTTGCCTTTGGCTACGATTTCCTGCTCAATGCCGGAGTCGTCAGTTCTGGGAGAAGTGACGTTGTGCATCTCATTCTTTCAGAATTGAGGTCTGCTCTTGCGCCATCACTTGCGGCTGCGACGCTTCGATCTGGGTCCGAGCTTGCTGCTGGATGATCCCGATCAGTGCTGCCACACGATCGTAAGGCTGGGTGCTGAGAGCGGCCAGCACAATGTTTGCGCTATCCACGGTCAGCTGCAGGGTCAGGGGCATATTGCCATCAAGTTGCATAGAAGTTTCCTAGTTGAGGTGAGAAAAAAGAGATGGCTGAATTGCCATCTCTTGTGGATTGCCAAGAATCAGGCAAACAGGCTCGTCGTCGGCTTCTTGGCAACAGCTGCTGGTGCTCCAGCAGGTTTCGGTGCACCAGGAGTACCAGAGGTACCCTTGGTACGATCGCGCGTCTTACCGGCCCATTTGGTGGCCCAGGTTTCGACGAATGCGGGTTCTGTGGCTTGAGCACGAATCTCGGCAGTGGTCATGCGATCTTTCGCACGGAACAGCTTGTCGATTTCGTTCTCGTCACGGGTTTCACCAGTCGGCTCGTAGATGCCGGTGGCTGCGTTCTTGGCCGTCTTGTCCACGGTTTGGCGAATCAGGCCAACCAGGATTTCCTTGCCAAGTAGATCCATCGGCACTTCGACCTTGGTGGGCACCTCGGCTTTGGCTTCCTTGGAGTAGACCTTGACCACTTTGGTTTCGGTTTCCAGAGCAGAGATCTCTTTGCCGCAGGTGAGCAGCGCAAGGCTGTTGGCATGGTTGAAACCAGGCAAGTACTGCTTTGCACCGGCTTTGTCGGTGTAGTAGTTCAAGCCGCCTTTGGCAGTGCCGGAGGTCATCCAGAGAGTCTGACGGATTTCTTTGTCCGAATCAGTCTTCAGGTTGAGAACCAGGCCGAGTGCACCGCCATCCGATTTGATCAGATAGGCCATTGCCACGGTCGAGTTGTACAGGCCCGAATCCAGGGGGCCATTGGCTCCAACCGAGTCTTTTTCTTCGGTGATGGATGCGTCGGTAGAAAGGTTTGCAAGCAGGGACATGTTTAATTTCCTTTGGTTTGGGGGAGTGGTTATACAACGCTTTAGGCGTAGTAGTCTTTCAGTCGGTCAAGAACCAGCTGAATGTTGTTGTCGATAAAAGTTTCCTTTGTATCGAACAACCCGAGAGGACCACGCAGACGCTCGTTCACCGTCTCCTTCGTGATCTTGGTTTGGAAGACATACTTGAATCCAAGTGCTTCCTCTTCAGGAGTAATGGTCAGCAAAGCCGAACCATAATCCTTCAGTGCTTTCAGGTTCACCTTCTTCGATGAGATGACAATACTGAAGTATGACTCAATGCCGTTGTTCTTCAAGGAGCCTTTAACAGGCACCTTGGTTTCCATCAGCATTTCGGATTCATTCAGTGTGTCTGAAGTGTGAGCCGTGAAGATGATGCGCTTCGTTGACTTGGCAACGTAGTGCTGCATCAGTGATTTGAAGTACTGGGCAAACTGGCCCCAGGCTTGCATGCCATTGGCGGCATTCTGCACATACAAGCTCTCGTACATGTCGAGCAGGTAAGTGAGGCTGTCCACCACAATGGTGTGCACATGGGGTTGCGTTTCAGCCCAGTCAAAGCCCTCGTTTACTTGAAGCGGATCGGTGATCGTCTTCTGGATGAACTTGGTTTTGAAAGGCAATCGCTTGCCAGATTCACAGTTGAGATAAAGCACGCCTTCAGGGTTTTGAATACCCATCAGCGATGCGGACTTGCCTGTAGCAGACTTGCCACAGAGCAAGACCAGATGGTCATTGGTTTCGGACATTGAGTTCCTTGGTTGTTTTCGCAGAAGCGCCGGAAAGCGCCCCATTGGTGGATCAGTTGTCGAAGCAGAAGACGATCCGCTGATCGGAATCGAGAACGTCTGAGGTCAGATGGGTCAAGCAGTTCTCTAGTTTGGTAACGTGGTGCCTGACGATATTTGCCTCGTCGGTCGGATTGATCAGATGCTGAGTGCGAAGAGGTTTGAGTTCTTCGAGTTTGGCTTTGATCTCTTCCCGAGTGACGTATCCATGGCTGTGGCCATCCGAGTCCCAACGATCCCAAATTGTTTTGACTTCTTTAGACAAGTCATCAGGGATGATTTCTCGCTCAGAAAACGACCAATCCCAATGGGAACGGACACCAGGCTGCAGCAAGCCAAAAAACCAATAATCTCGATCACGACCGGGAAAGCTATCCATTTCTGGATAGTTTTCTTCGTCATAGCAGAATGTGTTTGCTTGATCGCACTCCCATTGACCGTTGCGTTTGGTTTCGGAGTACCAGTGAATATCGCAGCCCATGTAGGCTCCTTTCTTTATCGTTTGGAAATGGTCTTGGCCACTGTGATCATAATAGTTGCCATGACCTCGGCTTCATCAAGCTTGTCGGCAATCTTGCTGTTCAAAGTCATGACGCGCTGACGGATGTTTTCAAAGTCGAAACCACCATCAAGCAGGATCATTGCGTAGCGCAGCAGCATGTTGTTACGGTTGCCATCCCCGATGTTGTTGATCACCCAGCGCTCCAGGTTGTCCATGGATTGCTGTGTGTTCATCAGCTCTTTGCGTTCTTCATTCTTGCTGGTCTTGGGAATGAAGGGCAGGGCGTCGAGAATGTCGCCGTCGTTGTACTCGTAGCTGCCGTCGTGAGACAGCCACTTGCGTGCACGCTGATTGGTTGCCTTGTCCACATCGAATGGAAGCCATTCGTAGATGTTTGCCATGAACTCTTTGTAGTCCTTGGCATCCATGGCCAACTCGTAGTTGATTGGCAGAACAATGCGGAACCTGTTTTCCTGTGCCGTGTGTCGCTTGGTTGTGTAGATGAGGAACTTGTAGTTCTTCAACAGCAACTTGGCTGTGCTGATGTTGACACCACCATCTACGTCGATCACCACCAGGTTGAAGCCAGCAATGCAGTTCTCCTCGTTGCGATAGCCACCATTGAGATGGTGGGCTACCCAGTGGAGTCCTGATGCTTGAGTCAGCTTGTGCAGCTGGTCAAACGGTGCATGCTCGTTGCGGTAATCGGAGGTGATGTCGGTGCTGTAGCTCAACACCATCTTGTTGATGTCGGTCTTCTTGAGCGTCTCACCCCGAAGGAATTCGATGCCGTCAGAAAATGACTTCTTGATGATGATGTTGTTCTTGTAGCCATAGGCGATCGCCAAGCTCAGCATCTCTGATTTCTGGCCCTGTGCACCACGATAGAAAGGAAGGTCTTCCACCAGGTCGGCTTGAGTAACATCACGCTTGCAAGTTGCGATGTATTTGGCCAGCTTCACGTAGGCTCGATCTCGAGTTAGCAGCCGGTTGAATGAGTCTCCCGACTCTTCGGCAAGCTTGATGGCTTGGTACAGGTGTGCTTCGGTCAGTTCCGTCGAATCATCGATGAAGGCATAGGCACCGGCAAGCTTCAGGGCTTTGAAGTAGCGATGCGAGATCTCTGCTTTCTTGATCTCCTCATGCTCCGGGTACAGGTGCGCTTCACGCTCACACTTGAGCTTGTACTCAATCAGCAGCAGGCTGGTTTCCTTGGTGATGACCAGGCGCTTGTTGACGTTGATGATGTCCGCAAGGTTCTCCAGGCGATTGGAGAGATCCTGGAGGTACAGGTTGGCGTCTTTGTTGGTCAGCTGAGCGTAGATCTCTTCAGGCGTCTGTTCGTGGATCTTGTTGGATGCACGGCTGTAGCCAAAAAAGCATCGACGGGCATAGCCAGTCTCCAGCATTGAGTAGAGTTCTTCCTCGGTCTTGCTGCCGTTCAGCAGCTTGGATGGCGTGCCAAAGAGCATCATGTTGGTCGGAGTACGACCCACGATTTCTTCGTTACGCACATTGTCTGAAGTGTTCTTGATCAGCTTGGATTTGATCAGGCCGACATCGTAGAGTTCGATGAATGTGTCGAGCACATCCATGTTGCCAACCAGGTTGGAACCGATCTCATCGATCTGCAAGTTCATGGAGCCTGCGTCAGCCATCAGCAGCTTGTGGCGCATCTGCTTGACTGCAGCAGGGGTGCCTGAGTCAAAGCTGAACACCAGTGAGCCAAGCTGCTCGAATTCCTTCTGGACACGAACCAGTTCTTCATCTGGATCCGTGCTCTTGCGGTTGGATCGCTTGAGTGCAAGCTTTGGCAAGTTGTTCTCGGCCAGGATGGGAAAGGTCTCTTCCAGGAACCTGGATCGGAACAGGTTGATGACTTCGTTCTCAATGATGTTGGTCGAGAAGCCTTTGCCTGAACCAGAGGTACTCAGGTTTAATGCGTACATGTTCACGGGGATGTCTCCGCGATCATGCGTTGCAATGGTGGTTCGCATCATGGATGCCACCAGACTGAAGTAGTAGCCAACCAGCACTCGGAAAAACAGTGGGTTGCTGTTTTGGGTCTTGCTGCAAAGAATGTTGACAAGCTTTTCTGAAGTCGGGTGGTACTCCATCTCTTCAAATGTTTTCATGGATTGCTTTCTGAGTTAAAGAATGAGATCACCCAAAGCAACAAGTTGGTCTTTTTGGGTGCATGCAGCGAATGCTGGGCAATACTTGCAGGCGGTGACTTGACCAGGAACTTCTTTCACAATGCCGACATTGCCGTCTTCTGAAAGCCGGAGCATGGCGTCTTGCATGGTGTCGAAATTCTTGGTGCTGCGAGCAGTCTTGTCTGGGTTCTTGTAATACTTAAACTGGGGTTCACTGCGCCACAGATCCGTGTCGTCGCACAGAGGGATTTCTTCTTCAGGAGAATCCCAGTGCTGTTCGATCAAAGCCAGCTTGCGTCGAATGAAGCTTTCGGTTTCGGCAAGGCTCATCAGATCGAAAGTCTGAGTGTGAAACCGTTTGGGCGGGTAGCTTGAATCGGTCTTGGCCATTGCACCCTTCCAATCGGTGAAGATGTAATGGATGTCCATTTGATCTTGAGTGATCTTCTTGGGATCAAGCCACCGATAGATGCTGCCTTGCTGAGTGTACTTGTCAGCACTCGTTTGCTTCTTGTAGGTGAAGGTGCTGGTGGATTTGAAATCCTGTACCCGACCTTCTCCAATGAAGTCGAACTTGCCAGTGATCTTCCACTTGCCAAGTTGTCGAGTAAGCCGTTGCTCCAGGTAGACTGGAATGGAGTCAGGACCGAGTAGCTCTTCCATGGGCGGATTGATCACCACACGATCGATTACTCGCGCAGGCAAACCCATGGATTGCATGGCTTTGCGATGGTTGGTCATCCAGGCTTTTTCAATGCCGTCATGGATGGCACTACCCATTCGGTTGTTCATCATGTCAGCAAGGTTCACCAAGCCTTCTCCAGCAGGAATGCGGGAAGGTAGGATGATTTGCCGCAGTGGCTTCAGCAGCGTTGTCGCACTGACGGTAAACGGATCGTCATCGTGATCGTAAAAATCAGATGCGAGAAACACGGCAAGTGCAAGAGGCACTTCCGACACATTGGCAAATCGTTGGGTCATTGGATACCTTGGTTGATTGATCGTAAGAGCGGGAGGATCCCGCTTGGTGCTTAGACGACAGTTGGTTCGTTCAGCTGGATCCAACGGGTAAGCGTGTCCCGCGCTTCAACGATGTCTTTGAAGGCTGACTTGCCACCGTTACGTGAGCCGGAAAGCAAAAGCTTTTTGCTGGCGTGCTGGATGGCACCAGAGGGATCTTGGATTTCAAACAGCTTGTGAACTGCGTAGACATCGACTTCAATCAAGGTGCCTACTGGCTTGTAGTACTGGGGGTACTTTTTCGACATGGGTACTTCCATGGTTCTTTCTCCTGGTTGGTTGGACTCCCCTCATTGAGGGGAGTCGATTTGCTTAGATCAATTCACACTGGCCAGCAGTGCACGCCAACTCTTTGGTGTTGACGGTGGAGTCGTCTTGCTCAAAAATGGCCAGCTCTTCCCAATCAAAATTGGGCATGCGTGCAAGCAGGGCTTCGTACTCTTCCTTGCTGCACTCCTGGTAAGGCGCTTGCTTGTAGCTGTGATCGCTGTGAGGCAGGAAGCTCACACCGGCCAGCTTGTCAAAGTTCTGGTAGACCCAATCACCAACACCCATCCATTCATGGTCCTTGACGTAGACCGTGATGGAGACGTTGTGCTCAGACCAGAAGGTTTGCACCATTAGGTAGTGCTCCAGCTGTTCAAGTGCAGACCGATCGTTGCGGAATACCGCAGCGCTTGGTCCTTGCACGGGAAAGCTGAAGATGTCAGTGCTGCCTGGTTTCATTGCACAGTCTTCAACCGGGAAGCCTTGCTGGCGCATCAGCTGAGCCAAGGGATCTTTCTTGTCGGCTCGGACAGTACGTATGTAGTACTCCGAGTAACGAGGATGGATTCCTGATGCTGAGTCCACCAGCTGAGACACTGTGCCACTTGGTTTTACGGTAGTGATTGCAACCGATTGATTGATGCCAAGTTTTTCGGCCCATTCTTTGTTGGTTTCGATGGCTGCAGCCTTCATGCACTTCAACCAGAATTCAGCCAGGTCATTTGTTTGGCTGAGAACTGGGTGATCCATGATGCCGGTTAGCGATACACCAAGCAGACGTTCTTCCTGTTGGTTCTGTTTCCAGATGTCACGCACATAGCGGAAGTCGGTCAGCATCGATTGATAGGTGCCGATGATGGTGGCCACCTGAACCTTTTCGATCAGGGCTTCAATGGTGTCGTCTTTGCGGATCACCACTTCAGATAGGTTGCATACGCCTGCTGAGCGCAGCGTGATTTCGGCGCAAGGATTGACGCCTACAACTTTGCTTGCATCACGGCGTCCGCTTTCGACTGCCTTCTTGATTGCGGCTTCACGATTGAAGATTCCACGTTCACCGGACTTGGACTCGATCAACGAGAGCCATTCCTTCATGAACAGTTCCATCGACGGCCGTTCGGTGTAAGCAGCTGAGTTGTTGGCCAGGGCACGCTGAGGTTCCACTGCCCACCATTGGCCGTTCTTGGCTCCACGCATACGATCGTCACTGAGGTTGCTCAGCGAGATCAGTGCACTGCGACGCACACCACCCACAACCACAATGTCTGCAACCTTGCAAACCAGATCATGGCATTCAATGCTGGTGAGCTTGCGACCAGCAGCTGCTTTGAAGGTCTCGACAGTGAAAGCGAAAAGATCAATCAGTGGCTGTGGGCCACTGGCTCGTCCGCCAAAGACTTTCAGCTTGGCTCCAGCAGGACGCACCAGGCTGACATCCCACTTGGGAATGAAGCCTTTGTAGAGCCATGCAATAAGTTCTTTGAAGGCTCCAGCCCAGCCACCTTTGCTGTCGCGCACGACGATCGTTTCATTGATCGGTGTCAGCGAGTCAGCGCTTTCAATGCTGAGCAAGCCTTCGGAATCTTGAACTGCTTTGGCTCCAACGATCGGCAGCTTGGCTATGAACTGGCGTTCTACGCTAAAGCCGACACCGCTGCCACACATAAGAATGTAGAGGATTTCATCAAAGGCCCGTTGATCGTCAACTGCCACAAAGGTGCAGTTGAAGCCAGCCATTGGATCGCGTTCCAATGCAGGGCCTGCAGTCATGAGTGCTCGCATCGAAGGCATGGTTTTCAGATTGAGAATGCTTTCGTAGATCTGAGCAGCTGGGTAATGCTCGAACTTGTTTGCGAAGTAGTCCACGTATCGCTGGACGGTTTCTTCCCAGGTTTCTCGACGCTGTTTAGAGTCGATCCAACGGGCGTAGCGGCTCTTGTGGATGTATTCCTGGAGTTGGGTAGGCAGGGGATTTTTAAATGGCATAGAGGCTCTTTCAAGGGTTCCTGGGGACAAAAAAAGAGCCAATGCCTCCCACGGGAACCTGGAAGCTTTGGCTCTGCAAGTCAACCTTACAGCTGACTTACTTCATAGAAAAGCCCGGAAGGGCTTTTATCTGCAATAAATCGGGGATCCGAGTTTACTGTGATTTCTATGCCTAGTACTTGCCGTCCGTTAATGCCGCCCAGGACACTGGGAATAGCGGGGAGATGATTTCATTGACGCTTGCAGCCAGCTCCTGGATCTCTTTTTGAGCATGGGAATCTGAGCGCAGGTTGTAGAAGTTGGCGAATGCGTACAGGGATCCTGTCCAGACCCAGTTGACCTCGCAGCCCTGGGGCAGGATGAACCGTGCTTGCTCTGGGCAGACGCCGGACTCGACCATCAGCAGGTACGTCTCTACGCATTGCGTCGTGAGCCGTGTGTAAGCGTCTTTCCAAGGATCACTGTGGGGATGGATGTCCCCAGAACCTTGCTTGACGTTTGCAGCCTTGGCTCGGAAATACGGAGGCACGTAGACCTCCGGCCTGCTAGAGATATACCTTCTGGATTCTTCAGACTCAACCAGTCCTATCTTGTGCTTAAAACATTGCACTCTGACTGGGATTGGAGCTTGCATTCTGAGCGTAATGTGTGGATGGCCAAAGGGAACCCAATGCTCAGGAATCTTGCGAAGATACACAGCTGTTTCATGCAACTCTTTTTGAGTCAAACCATAGGGTGCACCAATCTTTTTCAAAAGAGTTTCCCAGTCTCCAGAAGCCATTCCTCTAGCCAAAAACTGAATCAGCTTGTTGTTTTGATCTTCGGTGAAGTGCTCTGCTAGACCGGCAAAGGATTGCCTAGCATAGTTGGCGACATCACGATCGGTGAGATAATGGTTTTCGTAGATTGCTTTCACTTGGTTCTTTCAGGTTGGTTGGGGAAATCTTGTAAAGCAGCAAGAAATGCTTCTTTGAAGGGTATCAAATGGCAACATGCTCAACTAATGTGTGCGGTACTGGTACGGGGAATTGGCCTCAGCCTGGAGACCCTGATAACAACAGCATTCTCACTGCCACTCCTGCGTTTGGCGGCATTGATGTTTCGTGGACGTATCCAACAGTCAATCCGTTTGCAGTATCACATGTGATTTTGTATCGGGGTATTCTCCCCAACTTCAATTCTGCAATAGTGATTGCTACTGTTGGTGGCAATTTCTTTTATGACAAGAGCACTGTCAACGCGCAGCTGACGTATTACTACTGGATCAGAATCGTATCGGTAAACGGTACGATAGGTGATTTGATTGGCCCAGCTTCGGCTATAGCTCGGCCTACGATTGACAACATGATCGAGTTGTTGACCAGCAAGATTGATTCAGGATTATTGGCTCAATCTTTGAAGACAGAAATTGACAAAATCACTCTGAACTATCAAGACCTTTTAGATGAGGTTGACGACAGGATTGCGTCCAACACTGCATTGAGTACAGCTTTGGCTCAAGTACAAACCGGCGTTACTCAAGCGCTCACATTTCTCAATGAAGAGATCACAGATCGCCAGGACGGCGACTCCGCACTTGTAACGCAACTTAATACTGTGGCAGCAGCAAACCAAAGCAACTTGGCTTTGATTCAACAGGAACAATCTGCCAGGGTGACTGGAGACGAAGCAAACGCTTCTTTGTACACACTGCTGAATGCTCAGGTAAACAACGCGACGACAGGTCTTCCTGCTACTCGTGCAACGCTGTTGAATGACTACTTTACAAAAGCTGGAACCAATAGCGCAATTTCTTCGGCTACTTCAACGCTGGTTTCAACCACGGCACTAAACACAGCCTTAAGTAATTACACAAATACAGCGTCACTGCAAACTAACTATTACACAAAGACGGCTACCGACTCGGCAATTTCGAGTGCAACGTCTACGCTGGTGTCAACAACGACCCTGAACAATTCTCTTGCTAATTACACAAATACTGCTGCTTTGCAGTCCAACTACTACACAAAGACAGGGACGGATGGTGCGATCAGCAGTGCTATCACTACTTCTCAGGCAACGCTAAACAACAATATTGCTTCGGCTCAGACTACGCTGCAAACCAACATCAACACGGTGGATGGCAAAGTCACGCAGATAGGTGCTCTGTACACAGCCAAGGTGACTGTGAATGGGTTGATTGGTGGATTTGGTATTTACAACGACGGCACGACAGTTGAAGCTGGGTTTGATGTTGATACCTTTTGGGTTGGTCGAACTGCTGCCAACAAGAAAAAGCCATTCATCATCAGCAACAATGAAGTGTTCATTGATCAGGCTGTTATCAACACACTGACTTTTACCAAGCTTCGAGATGAAGCAGGTGCAGTGGTAATTGAGAATGGCAAGATCAAAGCCAACTACCTTCAAGTCAACGAAATATTTGGTGGTTCCTATTCTGGATACGCTTGGCCAACTTCGGGTAATGGTTTTTACCTTGGACCCAGTGGGTTGCTTCTTGGAAATTTCAACACTGGAAAATATCTTCAAGTAACTGCTGCTGGTGACATATACAACAGCAACTTTGACATTGTGAATGGAGCAATGACTGCCAAAAGTTTTGCAACTGTTGGCGGAAGATTCAGTGTTTTAAACGACGGGACTGTAACTGCAGATCGAGTCAGAATTCAAAGACGGGATTCTGCTGCTTCTGGCAGTGGTTATCTAGGTGTAGTACTAAACACGACTTCCACCACCAGTTATACAAGTGGTGACAATACTTATTACACGACAGCGTACAGCCAAGACACTGGACATAACTTTTGGATTGATACTGGTATTGACGATGCTAACTTTGCCAATTTTTCCATAAACCAGTATTACGGAGCATTGCTTAAAATTGATACTTCGTATGTAACGTGGTTTGGTGGAGGTTCTCCAACTGAATTGTTTTCCACTTACATCAGTTGCGAAATCAGGCAAAAGTCAACTCACTTTACAGTGGGAAGCGCTGGTAATAACAGCCCTACGAATAGAATCTGGCTGTGGTGCACTGTTTCAATACGAAACGTAACTACTGCAGTATCAGTAAATTCAATCAGGTTAGACAACTATGCATGGAGCCTATTCAAGCTATGAACACACTTGCAAAGACTGATGAAAATGGGTTTGTGATTTCGACTTACTTGGCCTCTGAGTTTGTCAATCAAGGCCCAAAAGAATTCATTGCACCAACAGGCGATTGTCCTGTAGGAATGGTGTGGCGGCGTGTAGGCGACAACTGGACTCTTTACGTCGATCGTCGTGGGCAAATGTTTTATGATCCAACATCTGAAAAGCTTTCGGTGTTCACCATTTCAGGGCTGCTTCAAGAGCCTCCTGAAGGCTGGCTTCCTTACGGTGAAGCGCAGCGTATCCAGGAAGGCATTGAAAGAGCCTGGGAGCTTGTCAGGCTGCGTCGTGGAAGCCTTTTGGCTACGTCTGACTGGACTGATACCTTGTCGGCTAAGCAACGCCTTGGAGAGGCTCTGTACGCTTCCTGGCAGGTATATCGGCAAGCCTTGCGTGATGTCACGAGCCAGCCTGATCCGCTCAATATCCAATGGCCAATCCAGCCCTGAAAACAGGACTGGTGTGTTTGGCTTAATTGACTCTGTGGTGTAATAGCGGCCTGAAACGGATGTCTGATCATTGCAGGAACTTCCGACCTAAATCCCTTTGATCCTGTTTAAGCAGGATCTCAAAGAACGTCGGAGATCCTGCACATGAGTGAAAAAATCAAACTGGTTCGTAACGACACTGGGCCTCAGATCAAGCTCACGCTGACGAACGAACTCACAAACCTGCCCATAGACCTCACCAATGCCTCTGTAACGCTGCATTTTCGTGCGGTTGATACCGAGGTAGTCCTGTTTTCCAGACAAGCCACCATCCTGGTTGGGATGGCTACACAGGGTATCTGCTACATCGAATGGGCTGCAGGCAACCTGGATGTGGAAGCAGGGGACTACGAAGGTGAGATCGAAGTGGTGCTCTCCAGTGGCCTAAGAGAGACCATTTTTACTCTTCTCAAGTTCAAGGTCCGTGAGGAGCTTGCATGAAGCTTTCTGCCGTAGCAGCCGCAATATCACTTGCAGCTGCACGGCTGGACATGGCTACGTCTGTAGTAGCGGCACGGATAGCTGCGTCTGTAGGAGTGACAAAAATTGCTGCGTCTGTAGAAGTAGCAAAAATTGCTGCGTCTGTAAGCGTGGCCAGCATTGCTGCCACTGCAGAAGCTTCAAGAATGAAGCTGCTGTATGCCTTGGGTCACTGGATCACTCGACTTATAAAAGAAGACTCGGCTACATCACTGGATGTGATGGTCAAGTCTTTTTTCAAAAGCCTTGTGGACAACGCTACGCTTTCTGATGCCATTGCAGCAGAGTTCACTAAAGGGCTGAGCGAGATACCCAGTGCAAATGACACCAAAATAATTGAGTTTTTTAAGGCTATCAACGACAGTTACGCAGCTGTAGACACTGTTGTTTTTGGTTTTGATAAACCGTTGAGTGATAGTTCAGTAACTTCTGATTTCATAACGCAAAGCGTTATCAAAAATCTTACTGATTCCGGCAGCTTTTCTGATGCAGATGTAATTGACTTTTTCAAAGCATTGTCAGATAGCGCAAGCACAACAGATGTAATTGCAACGACTTTAGACAAACCATTGGGTGATAGTGCTGCAGTTGCTGAGTTGCTGTTTATTGCAAAAAGCAAGCAACTCTACGATCAAGTCAACACGACAGATGACATCGATGGTGCTGCAACTATTCTTGATGATCAGACAATGGAGTTTTTAAAAGGAACCACTGATCTAGGAACGGTGTCTGATTTACTTTTGGTTCAAACAACGTTCAATAGGTTTCTTGCGGAATCGACTCAGTTATCCGATGGTGGGTCGTTGAGAAGTCAGGGATATTCAGACTTCACTTATTTCTCGGAAGATTACGTCGGTGCTTCCCTAACTTTTTAACAAGGAAATCCTATGATCAAAGATCAATTGAAAATCAGTGGCCAGCTCAACATTGTCCTCACGGACAAGTTTGGCAATGTGAAAGAAGAGCGTGAGGTCAAGAACCTGGTAGTGAATGCTGGTTTGGCTTTCATCATCAGCCGTATGGTGGGTACGGCCAAAGCCGTGATGTCTCACATGGCTCTTGGCTCTGGTACGACAGCTGCTGCGGCAGCACAAACCAATCTGGTAACTACCCTGGGTTCTCGGGAAGCTTTGGATAGCTCAACGATCACCGGCACCAACAGCGAGAAGGTGCAGTACGTGGCTTCGTTTGAGCCAGGAGATGCAACAGGTGCAGTTACTGAAGCTGGCATTTTCAATGCGCTTACGGCTGGTGACATGCTGTGCCGCACGGTGTTTCCAGTGGTCAACAAAGGTGCAGACGACACGATGTCGGTGACTTGGACCGTTACCCTGAACGCTGTTTAATCAGGTAAGGAAATGATATGGCAGCTCTCACGCTTCGCAATACAAAAGGCTCTCCTCTTACCAATGCAGAGCTTGATGGCAACTTCACGGCCCTGAACACAGAGCTTGGGCAAAAGCTTGTTGCATCGCTCAACCTGAGCGATCTTGTGAACGCTGGGACTGCCAGAACCAACCTGGGTATTGGTAACGTCGAGAACAAAAGCTCGGCAACTATTCGGGGTGAGATTTCTAGTGCAAACGTAACAACGGCACTTGGGTTTACTCCTTACAACAGTACTAATCCGAATGGGTACATCACCAGTGCGGCTCTGACAAGCTACTTGCCTTTGAGTGGCGGCGACATGTCAGGCCGCATTAGGATGGGTACGTTTTCGAGTTCTACTTTAAATACAGGCGAAGCGTGGATTGGTCGTGCATCAGATCGTTTGACGGGCACAGCAACTGTCCAGTTGGGGAACAGTGCTGACAGAATGTTTGAAGTAGTAGACAACTTATGGTCTACCGTGATTTTTGCTGCTGGAATGAATACGTTTACCTACAAAGGTAGTTCAGTTCTTCACGCAGGTAACTACAACTCATATGCTCCAACGCTCACAGGTACAGGTGCATCGGGCACTTGGGGCATCAGCATTACGGGTAATGCAGCTACGATCAGCGGACAAGCCAACTCCGCAACGATTACAGCTTCGACGGGTGTTAACGCCGACAATATTGTTCGTCGTGATGCAAGCGGCTACATCTACGCCAATCACATTAATTTCAACACTGGCGAATCTGAAAATCCGACGATCAGTTCGTTTATTACTTCCAACGGAGATGGCTGGTCGCGCAAGTCAACCTTGAGTCACGCAATGACTTCGATCCGAGGTGTAGCTTCCGGCACTTGGGGTATTAACGTTACAGGTAATGCAGCTACGGCATCTGCAGTAGCGTGGAGTGGCGTTAGCAGTAAGCCTTCAAATTTAATGGCGTATCAAGGCTTTACGTTAGATGCAAACACAATGGACTCCAATGCTACGGGGTTTACTTATGGTCTTAATGCACCATACACAGGACCAATTGTTCGCTTTGCTGCAAGTGGCTACGATTTGTGGTTAAACGCTCCTTATAACGGAGGTGGTAATGGTCTTCGATTTAGAACTCGTAACGGAGATTCGGCTACTTTAAATGCATGGAAAGATCTTTTACACGAAGGAAATTACAGTTCCTATGCACTGCCTTTGAGCGGTGGAACGTTGAGCGGAACTGTTAATGCACCAAACTTTGTTAACTCTGCAAATAGCAACTTTGGTATTTTTGGAAACAACGGTTATTTTGACACCGTGAATGGTCGTGGCAGTGATCCACTTGAACTTAACTATTTTGAAGGTGGTGCAGTAAAAATCGGTAGTGGTACATATGGCAGCAAAGAATTGTACGCTGTTGGTATTTACGACAACGGTAGTCGTGTACTGTCACAGCAAGGAAGTTCGTATTATCAAGTAAATACTTGGTTGCAAGCAAACGGATCGTATGGTCTTTACTGGCCTAACCATTACGGTGCACACATTCACGCCAACGACCTTTCAAGCTACACGCCGATTGCTATTCGTGGTGCTAAAGGTGGGTATCAAGGCATTGCAATGCAAAACATGCCTGAAGGAGGTGGCAACGGTCATTGGATGTCAAATGGCAACACTACTGGCTACTACAACGAAAGTTATGGATGGAAATTTTTTCATCAAAACGGGGATTTTTACATTTATTCAGGCACGTATGGGGGTGGTACTCAATACACTGCGCTGCATAGTGGCAATTACAACTCCTACAGCCCAACTCTTACAGGCGGCAGTGCTTCAGGTACTTGGGGTATTAGCGTTACTGGTAATGCCGGTACAGCTTATGGATTGAATGTTCACACCGCTCGAAACAATGAAGCTAACAAGGTAGTCCGTACTGATGGTAACGGCTACCTTCAAGTTGGTTACATCAACAGCAGCAACGGTAATGAAGGCAACAACTCAAACCCATCTCGGGTTTGGGGTACCAATGGCAGTGATGATTACTTGCGCACGTATTTGACCAGTGCGCTGAGCGTTGCTTATGCGGTAACTGCAGGAACCATTGGAGGAACTGCAACTATTTTTGGTCTGAGTGTTTCTGGCCAAAACACAGGATATGCAGGAAAAGCTGGACCAGAAGTTACAGGACAAGGTAGTGGTGGAGCAGTATGGTCAATGCATCGGCCAGGGGCTTATGGTTTAAACATGGGTCTGGACTCAGACAACGTGTTTCGTATTGGTGGCTGGTCAGCTGCAGTCAATCGATTGCAAATGGACATGACCGGCAACTTGACGATGAACGGCAACGTCACCGCTTACTCCGACGAGCGCTTGAAAACAAACTGGCGCCCACTGCCCGCCGACTTCCTGACCCGCTTCGCAGCCGTCAAGCATGGAGCCTACGAACGCATTGATAGCGGAGCTACCCAGGTCGGCGTGAGTGCGCAGAGCCTGCGCGAAGTGATGCCCGAAGCCATCATGGAAGGCAGCGACGGCATGCTGTCCGTGGCCTACGGCAACGCAGCCCTGGCGGCGTGCGTGGCTTTGGCTAAAGAAGTAACCAGCCTGCGCGAGGAACTCAACGCGCTAAAACTGCAACTGGCTAAGTAATGGGAACTGTCTCCGCATACAACCTTGCAAGCGTCCAGGCGGCGCTGGGTGGGGCCAACCCTATCTCGATGAGCGAGTATTACCGGGGTGGTGCTTACGTGCCAACTACGCGAACGGCAACAATTTTTGAGCCGGCTGGTGGCGGGTGGGCAAGTACTTCCGTGGGATATTGGTACGATGTTTATTCGAGTGGTGGAAAAAGCGAACCCAGTGTTTATTCGTATAGCTATTTAGTTTGGGGGGGATCAGTAGTTACCGCTGGTATAAATTCGCAAGCAACCACCTCTGTAACAGTTGGTGCTTACACTTACTACCGAGGCCCTTTGGCTAGCGGGGTTACCTACTACACACGCCGAACCAGCTCCGGCACAGAAACTATTAACACTGGCGTGCCAGCGTCAGGCGCAATCGCTTTATCTCAGCTTTACGGAGCAGCAAACCCATGAACCAAACTTTTAAAATCACATCTGTGCGGGTATTTCCACAACTTGGTGAAAATGAAAACGTTATTGCCAAGGTTGAGTGGACAGTCATTTTTGAGCGCAACGGGTTTACGTCCGTGGGCGCCGGAACGACGCTCTTTGATGTCGAGGGTATTCAAGGATTTACCCCGTTTGACCAAGTGACCAAAGAACAGCTTGTTTCTTGGGTAATTGAGCGTGAGGGCGGGCAAGTCTTTATTGACGCGCTAAGCGTTTTTCATTCCAGCATGATTGCCATACAAGAGATTGACGCTCAAACGCAGAGTGTTTCCCTTTCTTATGTGGAGCCGCAATCGCAATCACCTGCGCCCACTATTGTCTATGACCTCGAACGGACCGACTGATGACCACACTGACTAGCGTACCAACGCGCCAGCAGTGGCGGGCGCATGAAGAGGCTCAACAGGGCCATATCATTGTGCAGCCCATGATGGCTTTTGGTTGGAAAGTGCATCGTCACGTCATGCCTGTGGGCAGCAAGCTGGTTACTCGTGCAGCAGCGCCTATTCCGCGTGCAAAGTCCTGCAACCTGACGCTGTACGTTCGTGGTCGAGCAACTCTGATCCATGAGGATGGAACTGCCTACCCTGATCGTGTTCCGGGGATGTTTTCTGGCGACAGGCCAGACACGCCAGCCGGAAGCATCACGACAACCGTGATGGAGGAGTTGGAGTTCTGGTGCTTCAACTGGCACGCTAACCGCGCAGCGCTGCCTGACCTCTCGGTGCTTCGCATCGAAGACGGTGACACCTTTACACTTGAGCCAGGACAGCGAGTTATCACTTGCACGGGCGACCTGGGGCCGCACCCAGCCGGAACAGCGTTTGTTGCTGACGGCTCTTTGATGGTTGCTTCTGGGTTTGTATATGGCTTTTTGTTAGGAGGTGCTTATGTTTAGGCATGCAGGGTGGCATATAGGCTTTGGATACGTAATCGGGGTGATTGGCGTTGTCTTTGGGGTGGCCCTCGCAACAGCGGGCCTGGTGAGTCCTTGGTGGCTTTTAGCGTGGTTCTTCATTCACCATTTCAACACGGCTATTGTGTCTGGTGGGCTGCATCGATACTTCACCCATGGAGCGTTCAAGACTTCGCGCTTCTGGCACAACTTCATAGCGTTCTACAGCACGACTTTGTTGTATGGCTCGCCCTACGTCTGGGCTTCTGCGCATACCACTCACCACATCCACGCCGATACTGATCTTGATCCACACGAAGTCAACTGGAAGTACCTAATTTTTAAGCAGTTCCGTCGGGTGCCCATGGTTATGGAGCGAGTAAAGAAAATAGCTGGAGACCCAACGCTAGACTTTATTCACCGTTACTGGTTTGCTTTGTGGGGGGTGTACGCTGGCGCTCTGCTGTTCGTATCTCCAACTGTGTTTTTGTTTGCGTACCTTATGCCAATGGGCACTGCGCAAGCTTTTGGCGTTATTCACCAACTTCTTAGTCACCGCCGCCAAGGTGGTGCTAGGAATCTACCCTGGTTGGAGTTTCTTTTTCCCACAGGGGGCGAATGGCAGCATAAAACTCACCACGACTATCCAGGGCAAGCCGACTTCAGAACTCACTGGTGGCACTTGGATGTAGGGGCTGTATTTATCCGCCTGATTCGTACAGATTCCCCTTCGCGTCATTTTCAGTGAATAAGCGTGAACGTACAATGTTTAGCAAGTATTTGCTTTAAAACCAAAAAGAAAGTTTATCTATGACACCAGAACAACAGACTACATTCGATGCAACGATGTCAGCAGTAGGCAGCAAAGCTACCTACACAGGCGCAAGCACCAGTGTCCTTGGGTGGCTGCTTTCCAGCGAGTTTGGAGTGTTTCTCGGTATCACTCTTGGCTTGGGAGGCTTTGCCATCAACTGGTACTACAAGCACAAGCAGGACAAGCGAGAAGAGGCTGAGCACTACCGTCGAATGGGGATGTACGAATGAAGCATCCTCGAATGGTTGTTGGCGTACTGGCGCTTTCAGCTGCTGGATTCCTGGGAATCCTTCAGCGTGAAGACTATCGTGAGAAAGCTTATCCTGATCCCACCTATGGATGGAAAGTACCGACCGTTGGGTTTGGTACGACCGAAGGTGTGAAACAGGGAGACTCTCTCAAGGTAGTCCCCGCTATTCAGCGTGCACTGGTTGATGCCAACCAGTTTGAAGGAGCCTTAAAGCAATGCGTCAAGGTTCCCTTGAGTCAGCCTGAGTACGATCTGTACGTGAACCTGAGCTACAACATTGGCTCAAGTGCATTCTGCAATTCGACTCTGGTCAAGCGATTGAACGCGGAAGACTATGCAGGAGCCTGCAACGCAATCCTGATGTGGAACAGGTCCAATGGACAGGATTGCTCTGCACCAGGCAACAGGAGTTGTTCTGGATTGTGGAAAGACAGGCTCAAATCACACGCCTCCTGCATGGAGGTAATCAATGGTTGATGCGATCAAAGAATACCTCGGCATCGCATTGCTGGTTGTGATCGGCGGTCTGCTGGTAGCGCAGACAATGCGCCTGCACAAAAGTCAGCTTGAAGTCGCTGGCTTGGAATTGGAGATAGCAAGTGAGCGAGCGGCAACAGCGATAGCTGTTGCAGCCGCGATCGAATCGGTAAGAAAGACGGAGCAGGATCTTGGCCTGTCGTCGGCAGTAACCCGGAAAGAAACCAATGAAGCAATCAGGAATCTTACTGCTCAGCGTGATTCTCTTCTTAGGAGGTTGCTCAACGCTGAAGCAAACGGAGCCACAAGTTCCCCAATGCCCAAAGCCTCCGCAGCTGCCAGCACTGGAGGAGCTACCCAGGGAAGTGATGGAACCCAGCTTCCTGGAACGATTGGATCGGAGGATGTGGAAGAAGCTCTCCGAGCCGACACCATTCGACTACAGCTTGCAGCCTGCTACAGGCAGTACAACAAAGCCAGGGAAGCTTTGAGCCGGTAGTCAGATGTTGGCTTTACGAAGCCGAGCAGCTTTGCCTTCATCCACGCTGGCAATGTTCGATCTGGCATTCACAGGTGGCTGAGTCAACACAACCCTCTTGAAGGGTTGTTTGCGTTCTGGCTTCAGCTGGCTCACGTAGTCCAGGCTGAACGGGGAAATAGCTTTTGTGGTCATTGTGGAATTTCTCCATGGAAGTAGGCCATAGGCTCAGGTGTAAGAAAGCAAGCAGGTACTTTTTGGATCTTTCCAAACCAAGGCTTGGCAGGATCAAAAGACAGGATCCTGACGATGCGGCCTGTATTGAGGGCCAGGACGCTGTGATTGTTGTAGGTGTACCGATGGCCCTGCTTGGCCGCGATCGCGTCTCCTGGAGCTTTCTGGCTCATCCCTGAAGCCTTGCACGCTCTTCTGCTGCACCACGATCGATGAGCTTTTGAGCATCGCTGGAGACTTGAGGGTCCAAAGCTACTTGCACATGCCAGGAAATGACATCTTGGATGGCTTTCTTGGGATCGTGTTGGTGGCTGCTTCCGTAGATGTGAGCAGTCATTAGCTCGTTGACAACGGCTTCTTTCCAGCGATCGACTGCGTGGACAGTGGTTACGGTGCTGACAATGGGTGGGATTGGGATTACTTGGTTCATATGGTTTTGATAGAATGCCTACTGGTTCGTAAATTAAGGGGCATATGAAAGAAATTGCAATTGTAGAAGGCGGGTTTGCTTTAATTGACGATGAAGACTTTGAAAGAGTGAGCCAATTTACTTGGCACTTATCTGACAAAGGCTATGCAGTAGCAAACCACAAAGGCAAAAAGATCCGCATGCACCGTCTAGTGATGGGTGCAGTGGGGGATCAAGTGGTTGATCATCGCAAGCACAACAAGTTGGACAACCAGAAAGCCAACTTGAGAATCACGGATCGATCAGGCAATGCCTGTAATCGCCAGCCTCAGCAAAGGGGCGAGATCAAGTACAAAGGGGTCTACAGGAACGCTGGTCGTTTTGAGGCCAGGATCAAGATCAACCAGAAGCCTCACTACCTGGGTAGGTTTGACACTGCAGAAGAAGCTGCAGTGGCCTACAACAGGGCAGCACAAAAGCTGCATGGTGAGATGGCTTGCCTCAACACGGTGTGAAGAGGTGGCGCGCCCGGAGAGACTCGAACTCCCGGCCTTTCGGTTCGTAGCCGAACGCTCTATCCAACTGAGCTACGGGCGCGTGCATCTATAGTACAACAGCCTTTCAATACTACAGCAGTGTCTGGAGATCCGCATGAATACTGGCTTTGCGGGTTCAGACTGTTGGTTCGTAGCCAGATGGTCCTGGATTCGATTTCCTTTGTGGAATCAGCAACTTGGATGATGGTGGCTGTACTATTTTTGGCCACATCCTAAGTCGGTAAGTCCTTGATTTTCAAAGAACTGGGTTTTGGCAATAGTACAGGTTTTGGGGGTGGGTTCATGGGCGTCTTGTTGACGACATCAGCCCAAGCCTTTCCGTTGCGTATGGCTTTGGGATCACAGTAGCCCATCAGGTGTTCCCCCAGTAGTCAGCCAAAGCTGGTTGCATACCGACACCTTCTGGACCTTCCCATACCCAGACTACATCGCAGTCTGGATAGGCATTGATGCACTGTTCTTCGGCATGATCTGCATTGTCTGCCCAGCATTGAAAGCCAAAGGGGGTATCAAGCGGAGTCATGATCTTCTCGATGCGGTACAAGACCACGTAGTTAGATAAGTCCATCAGGCACCTCAATCTCATTGCCCAGCTGACTGGCCACGAAGCAGCGCATGGCTGCGATTAGGGGTGTGGGGCCAATAGCCTTTTTACGCTCGTAACTGCTCGGGGAAAACTTCAACGCGCCCCAGTACGGGGGATTGTCGTAGCCAAGGTATTTAAGTTCAATTTTCTCTCTTTCGATGATCGGCCCACCTTGGGCCCAGTCGGTCGATGGTTGGTAAGTAGCGCAACCATTCGGCTCTGAGAAATGAATCTCCATCACTCCGCTTTGTGGTACTGGATGCAACTTCACCCCTTGGCACTTCGCCACCAGATAGTTGATCTGGAGCGGTGTGGTTTCGCTCAGTTTGATTTTCATGTTTATCGAAGAGGAGAAACCCTCTCAGCCTTTCGTCTGTAAGCCTTGTCAGTAGTTCTGCTATCGGCATGAGCCAATAGAGATCTTGCGTGTTCCAGAGTCTTAGCATCACTGGCTACCTTGGCTCGAAAGTCGTGTTCAGTGAAATGCTCAGTGACCTTGGTTTCTTTGATCACTCGTTGAGTGAATCGTTGCCACATGGATTTCCAACCAGCAGCTTCTCCAGTTTCTTCGTTCACATAGCTCTCACCGTCTCTGTTGCAGAACAAAAAAGGTGAGATGTGCACTGGTCGTGATCTCTTGGCCAGGACTACTGCAGCACGAAGCTCGGGTGACCATTCGTAAATGGTCTTCTTGCCGGTGCTGTTTGCAGTCTTGTGCCGTTGGTTGTGGATGCCGTCTTCTTTGATATGGCTCTCCTGAAGCCTCAGAAGGTCTCCCTGAGCCATTCCAGTGAGGAGCTTGAGGCGAAGGTAGGCTTGGATCATTAAAACGCTTCCAGCCTTCCTACGTGAAGCCAATGAGAGAATCTCAATGACTTCCCAATCTTCGATGTAGCGGTCTCTGGACTTTTCACCAGAGAGCCTTACCTCGTTCTTGAATGGATGGCGATCGATGTAGCCCCATTCGACTGCTTTGGTGTACGCATGCGACAGCAGTTCGATTTCACGATGGGCTGCAATCCTTCCACCAGTGACTTTGCCAGTGTCTGGATCCTTTTTCTTGACGCTGCGCTTGTCTACGTACTGGTAGACCAGCTGGGGAACAAACGGAAGGAGAGGGTGCTCACCAAACACACGCCTGAGCATCTGCAGCTGATTGCGGTTGCTGTTTTGGCTTGCAGCTGCTTTGGCTGGGATAACTTCAAGGGCATAGCGATCAAGCAGTTGTCCGATCGTCTTGGCTTGATCTACCTTGCCAAGGCGTGATGCCCATACTTGATAGGCTTCATTGAGCTTGGCTCCCAAACGAAAGGTTTTCTTGCCATCCCATAGGTGCTCCAAGCCAGGAGGAACCTGGTAGTAGTAGCCTCCATGAGTGTGTCTCCAGCGAGCAGGTAGACCCTTGTTGTCTTTGCTGCGTTTGCGAGGCATTACATAGCATCCCAGTTGGGTGTAGCTGTTTTGGTTTGACGGGTGACTTCAGGATTGCCATCGAACACTTTGGAGATGTGTGCTCTGAGGATAGCAACGCTGCCATCAGGACGTACCCTGTGTTCAATGCCCATTGCTTTCAATACCCTGACCTGCGCTGGACGTACCGTCCGCTTGGTCAGGGCTTGAACTTCTTCTGTACGTAGAAACGTGTCAGGCAGCATTTCAGTATGGGTTGTAGTAGTCGTTTTTCATTTCAACTTCAAACTCTTCCAGCAGCCTGGAATAGACCTCAACGGTGACGTATTTCTCAAGCCAAGGAGCAGGGCGCCCAGATCTGTCGAGCAGCGTGTACGTGAACTCTGGCGGTTCAGGAGGATCTGCATCCCCCATGTCAGTGCCGTACACACGCATTGGAACTCCAGGAACAAAATGATCAACGCGACACTTGCAAGGTATGCCGTTGACTTTTGTCGTGAAGATCATGGCTCTTCTTCGGCTTGCATTTTCTTGAGCGCAGTCATGACAGCAGGCTCTACAAAAGCAAGCAACTTGGGAGGCAAAGAAGCATCAAAGATTTGAGGCCATACACTCGATCGAACGTGCGCAATCTGGCCTGTACGCTGTGCATCGTTCATTGAGCTTGGTTGGTTTGTGCATTCGATCAATGCAACGTAGCCTTCGTCGTGAAGCTTTTTGTGCTCAGGACACATTGCCCAAGCAAGCGTCTCATCAGAAGTGAGGGTGTCTTTCATTCGCGTGTTGATGAGCACTTCAGGACTGTGCCTGGTGCAGCACACAGGGCAAACGTAGTAACCCATGCCGACGTAAGATTTGTCGCTCATGGTGTGACCTTGGGCATCTTGGGTTGGTTTTTAGGCCAGCCTGCTTTCACGAAATCAGACAGCACATTGGCTACTGCAGGAAGGTTCTGGGTAATTGCCTTGGCTTCATCAGCAGGCAGGTATTTTTCAAACTCAGGTAGAAGCTCTACCAAAGCTTTACGGGTATTGCAGCCATAGGCTGCAATACGCAGTTTTCCGTTTAATGTATTGCGTTGCTCGGTTTGCGCTTTATGCTTTGCTATCAGCTCATCGACCGTTTTTTGAGCTGTCATGCTCAAACGATGCTCTTGGTGACGGTTAGCGATATAGCTGACGCTGCACATGCGGGTATTAAACCCACCGTATGTACTGTGCAAGAAGCCAGATAGAACAGGATCTTTGGCAATATCCTTGATGGCTTGAGGTAAACCAGCAATCGTATCGTCAGTCAAAACTTTCCGAACTTCTTCTACGTAATCGACAGAGGGAACGTCATTCATTGCTGCACGAATAAATGCATCACGGATTGTGTTGGTTAAACGCATGGGAATCTTTCAGTAAAAAAAAAAGCCCTCATAAGAGGGCTAAGGGAGGAAATGGGGTAGCTTAGTCAAAAGCCAGATGCAGGATCAAGTACCAGCAAGCCAGCTGTTCAGCATGCTCACTGGGATTCTTGTTGAATTGGTTTGTGTAATAGTTGTGCCAGCCGAGACGATCATTGGCGATCGTTGTGTAGTTACTTCTGCGAGTCATAGGCTTGATTCCTTTCTGGAGCACAACTCCAAGATGGTTTTTTGATCTGCGTTGTTGGGAATGGTCGTTGGATTTGCCCAGCTAGGCCAAAAGATGTCCAAAGCAGCGCCCAGTTTTACTGTGGGATGTTGGATCTCTGGAAGCTCTTGCCATTGCATCGACTTGATGAGTTCTCGATTGGCCCACTCGACAACCTCTACGTCATTTTTGATGAGCAGATATATAGCGTCATGGATCAAGGCGATAGGCTTGATGTCGTATCGATACTTGGACTTCCAGACCTTGCACATGAAATCAACTGCAGCACGGTTGTTCAGCAGGCCGTATGACTGGCCCATTGCGTTACCGGCTGTGCGTCCTTCAGCTGCAGCCTCGTAAGGCATACCCTGAGTGCCAAACACAACTTGAGAAAGCAGGGGAGTCCTGACTCTCAAGCCAAATGCCACTTCAACAAAGCCGTCTTTGGCTGCTTGATGAAGACGTTTTTGAACGTACTCGTCAGACACCTTGTAGAGGTCGTGGTAGCCCTTTTCGATCTCCTTGGATTTGTTTTCCGGCCAACCCAGGTTGCTCATCATCCCGTGATAAGTGCCGCCGTAAGTCAACAGGAATGTTGGTCCTTTTGAATCCTGGCGTAGCTGAGGGTATTTCTTCTTGATTGTGTTGACCGAAACAGGATCGTTGAGATCTATCTCGGGACACTGATCACGAAAGTAGTACGCTGCACGGAGACAGTGGCCATCAAACCCACGCTCGTACACAGCAAGCTTGTTGGGATCCTTGGTGGTCAATGCAGAGATGTAGTCTTCAAGCGAGTTGAAGTCAGCACCTGCAAAGAGCCAGCCTTCAGGACCAACAAAGCATTCTTTGATGAGCTTGGCATACATGGAACCAGCAGGAATGTTCTGTAGATTGGGGTCCGAAGAACTCAATCGACCAGACACTGTGCCACCCAAATTGAAGTTGCCATGGAGCCACACAGTGTCACTACTGTCTTTGGCAATGGCTTGCTCAAAGGCAGGGATGAACGTAGACAAAATCTTGGTGACCTTGCCATAGCTGATCAGTGATTCCAGTAGCTTCTTGTAGGAAGGTTCGTTGGTGTGATTGATTAGCTTTTCGATCGTTTCAGCACCAGTTGCAGGTTGCTTGGTGTCGGTGAAGTCCAGAACAGGCAAGCCCATCTGTTCGTAGAGCAGACGCTGCAGTTGAGGACCACTGTTTGGATTGAACTGGGTGTCATCGAATGCAGTCAAATTCTTGGGAAAGATTTTCCCAGGATTCTTGGCTTTGGCTTTGCGGCTCTCGTAGTCCTTGTCCCAGGCCGAGTGCTGAAGCAACAGGTTCAACGCGGCTATAACAGGGCTGATTTGAATCAGGATTCGGTGGGTTTCCTGAATAAGGATCAGCTCGTTTTTGACTTCCTGCACCCTGTCTTTACTCATGGGCATGCCAGTCAACTCAATCTGCATGATCAGCTTCAGGCTTGGGAGCATGAGCGATTGGTACAAGTCCAGCTGGTTGTCCTTGACCATCACTGGCCAGAACTTACTCTTGACGTAGTGAGTGGACAGAGCATCGATCAGGTTGTATTCGAGCAGTTCCTTCAGAGGAATCTTGCGAATGTCCTTGATGTCGTCCTTGGCCCAGTTACCTGCAAACTCATGAGCCAGTGGCTTCAATCCCAGCACGTTACCGGCTGTGGAGTTGGTGGCCAGGTAGGCGATGATCTTGGTGTCATTCATCCTGGCGGTCATGATGTCCAAACCTTCTAACAGACCCACGGTGTCGAGGAGGTCAGTCATCCACAGTGCGTGGATGATGGCCTTTACATCGTAGGGTGCGTTGTGGAAGGTCAGTTCACCCTTGTAGTCCATGAAGAACTGAAGCAGCAGTTTACGAACACGGTTGTTTTTGACGAATCTGCCGTGCCAATTCAAATCATTGGCTTGTGCATCTTCTTTGTGGTAATCACACGCAAAGGCAATGCCGTTGTGCTGATCCCATGCAAAGGCAATGGTGCCTATCCCAGCTTCGTTAAAACGAAGCGAGAAGCCTTCGATGTCGCAAGTGAGGTCTGGGTATTGGTAAAGCGATTGCAGCGCTTGTGCGATGTCCTGGAGGCTTTCTGGGTACTGTGCGGAATGGATGATCCCAGTGCCGATCGCTTGATAGTTGCCTGTTACACCTGAAGCTAAGGTGGCTAGGCTCAGGTCTAGCTTGGCTTGAAGCGCAGGGTTGTAGATCAGTTGAAGGTAGTTCAGACCCAACACAACGGACATATGCTCAAATCCCTTGATCTTGCAGGGGAGCATGTATCCGAAGTGTGGGTCTGCTTTGACAACGCCAGCGATGGTCTTGAAATAACTGGCGTCGTTGACGTACAGGAACTTCACTCCCAGGCCGTCCAGAGCAGGCAACAGGTTGGCCAAGTATTCCTTGATCAACTTGACTGGTGCCTTGCCGTCCTGGTCGTGCTTGAGCGTAAACGCTATCATCTCTTCTTCTGCTACACCTTGCTTGATCAGGGGGTCGATGTAGTTGTGTCGAAGCTCTTGCTTGTTGAAACACGAAGGTTTCATCAAGACAGCAACGCTGTAGGTATTGGCTTCTTTGAAGATGATGTGACGCATGTATTTCCTTATGTGATCAAGTTCATCAACATCCTTTGTTTGAGCATGTTGATGGGTTCCTTGTTTTTTTCTTTCAGCAGTTGAATTGCTTCATCGCTGAGCTGCCTATTACGACAGGCGCATTGATTGATCATTTTCTCAATTGGCTTGTGGACTGATTCAGGCAGGATATGCAGATAGTCTTCAAAGCCATTCGACGCATTGAGTACCTGGTTGATGAAGCCAGTTACATAAGGAAGCTCCTCTTCTTTCAGTTGCCTGAGATCTTCGAGGTACTCTTCCATTTGAGTAGTGAACTGAGGGGAAAGCTTGTTTCGCAGTAGGGGCGGACGCCCCGTATCAACGCTGTACATCTTTCCCTTGTAATAAAACGATCGATGGGAGTAACACAGGGATACTGCGTTTCTTAGAATCAGATTGTTAAGGCGCTGATTGAAGCTCCTTTCAACTGGTGAGTAGATAAAGGCATACAGCGCTTCCTTGATCTGCTCTTTGGTGCGAGGATCTTGTTGAAGCTTTTCCATGATTCTAGGGTTGGTTTAGACCAGATCTCCGGTAAGGAAAACTTGACTGCGGGCACGACTTACACCGACGTACAGCATTCGAGCAATCTGATCTCCGCTGTTGCAACGACGGATGTCATCAAGATCAACAAATACTCGGTCGAATGTAGAGCCTTGGGCTTTGTTGATTGTGCATGCATAGGCTGCACGCAAATCAAACCAGTGCTCTCCAAGTTCAATCACCAAGTTGATGTGATTGTCTTGTCGGGCTTTTTTGATGCGCTCATTCTTCTCTTGAAGGCTCTTGGGCTGATAAGCCGAAAACGAGCCATCAATGGTGATGCGATTGCAAGCGACACCATGTACTACTTCGTCAGGACCGATGTGGCTGATGTAAACCAGCTGATCTGTTTTGACGCTGTGCTTGCCGATCGTCATGAATGAGTTGCAGATTGCGTAGTCACCAGCATGAAAGTCAGGATCGCCTTTCACATGGTTGCGTACAAACGAGTTGTAGCCGATCACGCATTTGTTGGTCCATGCCAGGATTTTAGAGTCCTGGTAGTGCCAATTAGGTCGTGTGAATTCTTCTTCGATTGCCTTGTTGAATTGCTCTCGGGGAAGGTACTTCACATGCTCGCCATCAGGCTTGAAGCGGAAGAACACTCCGGTGTTGACGGTCTCACGAAACTTCGTGGAGAGGTCAACGATGGGGTTGCCTTCAGCTTGTCGAACCACCTGGGTCAGTGCAGCGCCGCTGAAGTTGGCGTCGAACACAGGCGTGCCTTGAGACTTGACCGGAGTCAGCTGAGCGGGATCACCGATGAACACTACTTTGCAGTTGGCTGTGCGGGAAAAAATGAACTGCAGCAGCTGCTTGTCTACGTAGCTGGCTTCATCAATGAAGAGCAGGTAGTTTTGTTTGACATCAGTGTTTCTGGGAATCAGCGTAGTGACGTTGGTTCGGAAGTCTGTTTGAACCCGTAAAGCAAGAAAGGAATGAATGGTGACTGCACTGTTGCCAGTGATGCTTCCAAGAGTCTCCGCTGCTTTGTTGGTCGTTGCAGTCAGAGCTACTTCGTAGTCCTTTTGGTTTGGGTTGATGAGCTTGGCCGTTCGCAGAAATCCTGGAAGACGGTCAAGCAGCGTGCGAACCAGAGTAGATTTGCCACATCCTGAATAGCCACGGAGAACAAACACCGTTTCAATCGGGTCAGTCAGGAACTGATAGAACAACTCCATGGCTGTTTGCTGGTCTTTGGTGAGAGAGATTTCAACGGTGTTACTGTTCATTTTGATTTGTTGGTTAAGAGGCTTCCAGTGCGTACTGTTTTACCTCTTCAGTGGTGACACCCAGAAGGGCAGCAATCTTGATTCGTTCGTACTCTTCATACGAAAGAATGTCGGTCTTGATCGAGTCCCGTGCAAGCCCTGTGATCTGCTTGGGCTTGCTGTAGGGATCGTGCAGCTGCTCGGCATTGGCAAGAGAGCCAATGAAAGCCAGTCCTTCCTTGTAGGGAAGGATGAGCTTCTTGTCATAAGCGATTTCAACGAGAATGAAATTCTCTTTGATTTTTTTGGATTGAACCTGTTTCAGTGCTTCAGCGTATTGCATGATGTCCTTCAAATTGTGTAGTGAATGACTTTTCCAAAGGGTGCGGTGAACTTTGGATTGTTGTAGATGAGCCAGATTACCTGACTCTTGGTGGTGAGATCTGAAGGGAACCTGAAATGGCCATCTGTGAAGAGCAGCAAGAGTTGAGGCTTGTGCTCATTTGCCCAGTCGATGACTGGCTTGATTCGAGTACCCCCTCGGCCGCTGAACTTGATGTCTCGGATGTCAGTCAAGCTGCGCACCTGGGTGATCTGCTTGATCTGTGTATCAAACTGACCAAAGGTGATCTTGGAAGGTTTCATCATTTTCATGATGGAAGCCGTCTCGGATAGCTGCTGGTGGAATTCCTTATCAGTGACAGAGCCTGAAATGTCGGCAAACGCTGCCAGGTCCATCAGGCTTTCGCTGTACATACTCGGCAGGTAGTGCTTGGGAAGAAACCTGCGGTTGGGCTTCCTGAACGAGTAGTCGTTCTTGCTGAACGTCTGCATGTACTTTTGCAGAATGCGGTACCAAGGCAGCTTAGGCGACAGCAGATTGTCCAGAAAAATCTGGATGTCACCTGGAACGGTTCCTGGTTTATCGCCCGCCATCTTGGATTGAATGGCGGCTTGAATCAGGACGTTTTGAATGTCGTTTTCAAGGGTCTTGGAGGGGTCGTCAGGCGTTTGCAGATCCTCACCGAAGCCACCCATAGGTTTGCTGGGTGGAGGCGGCGGTAGAAGGTTGTAGACCTGTTCCGTGGACATGCCTGCATAGGTGCCATCAGCCAAGCCCATGACGGGCATTCTGAATCCACGTTCGATCAGCTGAAGGTTGATCACATGGTCGGCTGCAATGTTGTATCTGCGTTTGTCTCGATTTTGGACGCGCTCCATGTGAAGATAGGCGCAATGCATGGCTTCGTGAAGGATCAGAAAAACCCGTTCGTCATGATTGAGCGACATGAAGAACTTGGGGTTGTACTTCACATTGCGACCATCGGTGCCTGCGGTAGGAATCGATTCATCGAACGAATGTTTCAGGCTGAAAGCAAGATGCGTGAAGAACGCAGAGTCAGGCCGAGACATCAGTTGAATCTTGGCTTTGCTCAAAGCCATTTCGTGTGGAAGTTGTTCCATAAGGTCTCTAAATGAAAAGGAGACCTGATGGTCTCCTGTTAAGTTGGATTGATGAGTTGAAGAGTTCGAAAAATCTTGCTGTATTCACTCTGTTTATCCCATGGCAATGGGGTTACAGAGTCCCACTTTCGATTGATCATTTCAATGAGCTTGGCATGATCATTGATGGCTTCTTTGAGTAGATGAAGCTCTAAGCCAACTTCGTTGTCATATACATCGAAAACTAGCAGTTCACCTTCTTTTGAAAAACGACAATATTCCATCCCTGAAGTAAAGCTATCTCCATTTCCCCAGCTTAAGTCATAGGAAATGCCTTGTTTTTGCAAGTGCTCCCGTCCATTAAGATTGCCGTAATTTACTTCGTAGAAACTGTAATCCACAAAGCCTGTTTGATTTTCATTAGTTTCTTGTGGTTCAAATCCTAAAAGACTAAGTGCAGCTTTACTGTCTTCAACAAGCATTTTTAGGATTACAGTTGTTCTATCACCCAAGTTTTCCTACTTTCGATATTCCTTGGTCGTTTAGGTAACTGCTCAAGCGACGGAGAGTTTGCTTGTGGTACTCCACCATCTTTGCATGGTATTCAGCAGCGGATTCCTGTTCCAGGAGATCACGCTGCACTTGCTCGTAGGTTTGTTGAGCAATAGTGAATGCAGTGGGTTTTTTGAAGAGGTGAATGAGAGTACGCATGGTGTGTGTCTTGAAAAAGAAAAGCCACCTGTGTAGGTGGCTTGGTTTGAAGTGAAGAAAAATCAGAACAGATCTGTTGCTGATTCGGAAACCCATTTTTGCACCGCAGTGTGAGCCATCATAGTTTTGTTGCGACGAACCGTTTCACGCATCGTGACAACCTGAAATTCAACAGGTAAGCGTTTGATGTACTTCATCAGCTGGCTCATGTTGTCTGCGTTTGCAATGTGGCTGATTGAGCCAGTGAGTGCAAACAAGATTGAAGGTTCTTGTGGAACCTGGATCGTTTCAGGTGAGTTGACCAGTTGAGCGGGCTTGGGCAGATCGTTGTAGATCTTCATGAAAGTGACGAACTCTCTTGCTACGCCTTCAGAGAGGGTGCCAGCAAGCATGGGAAGGCGCTCAGGAGAAGCCTCATCAGTGACCTTCAGCACACGGTTGGCAAACTCCCAGGTGCGAGAGCAAGCGTAAGTCTTGTCGGTGTGATCCGGTGTGAAGGTAAACAGCTGGCCAGGTTTGAACTTGATGTAGTCACTGATGCGGTGATCGATGTCGTTGTTCGCAGCCCAGTTGTCGGTCCACTCAGTGGCATCGATCACAAGTTCGATGTGCACCAGGCGAGACTGCAGAGCAGTGCTCATTGGCTCCACGATTGCGTTGTCGCTTTCCTGGTTGCCTGCTGCCACTACAGCGCAGTTCTTGTGCAGCCTGGTCTGACCGACCATCCGATCAAGGATGATCTTATAGGCCGCAGCTTGGACTGCTTTGGGTGCTGAGTTGGCCTCATCAAGGAATAGAAGCCAGCCGTTGTAGCCCCCCGGCAGAGGCTCACCTTCAATCGGGAAAGTGTCCATAGGCACATAGCCCGCTTTCTGGCGTGCTGCGTCGATCTGTGGGAAGCCCATGAGGTCGGTAGGATCGCATTGAGCAAGACGCAAGTCGATGACCTTCAGGCCATATTCCTTGGCGATCTGGTGCACGATTGCGCTCTTGCCAATGCCAGGGCTACCCCACAGCATGGGTGTAAGCTTGGCTCGAATGTAGGAGGCCACCATTGTTTTGGCCAAAGAGATTTTGACTTGCATTGCTTTGAATGAGTTGGTTGTTAGAGGCTCAACGTTTTTTGAAAGCTGGTTTTCTTGGCTTCTTTGTCCTTGATTCCGCCTTCGATGAAGTACTGATGGATCAAGGTGTTGATCATGCGAACACCGATGGTGTTTTTTTCATAGTTGTCAGTCAGGATCTTCATGATCACTGCGGTGACATCTTTCTTTTTGACATCAGGAAACAGCGTCAAGTAAGTGCTCAATAGTTTGCTGTTATCCATGATGCTTTTCATTTCAGTGAGGCTGACTTTTTCAAGTCCGTAAGCCAAACCAACTCGACCAAGGAATTCGGTTTTAATGCCAAAGTCTCGAAGGCGATCAAGATCGATGTTTTCCTCGCCGTTGAATGCACCAGCAAAGACAAACAGAACGTTGTCTGTTTTGATGTTGATGTACTTGCCGTAATCACCAAACACTGACGCACTGCCTTCAAGCACTTTGAGAAACTCATTCTGCACACCGTTGGTGGTTTCATGAGCTAGTGCTGAATTGGTGTTGCCACTGATGAACAGCTTGTCGAACTCGTCAACAAAACAAATGGTTGGCAGTCCACCGCATTGAAGCAAAGGAGTCAGTGCTTTGCTGAGTGAATTTCCAGCAGTCCCTTCTTTGGTCAAGCCAGCAGCATTGATGTCGAAGTACCGAATTTCCATTTCTTCAGCAAGACATTGAATGGTATGGCTTTTACCACTACCACTGGGACCAGTGACAATGAAATGCGGACGAATCTCTCCTTCACTGGTTTTGAAGATGTTCAGTACTCGCCTTATAGCGTCTATTGTTTTGTTGGACATGGGGCATTTACTTGTTGACTTGTGTAAGCAAGGTGTTGTGGTAAGTCATCAAGAGACTAAGAAGTTCGTTCTTGTCTGTGATGGGGAGTTTTGAATCAGCAAAGTCAACGACTTCCTGAAGCGACCCAAATGTAGGAAAGAGGGCCATTGGTACCGCACGGAGTATCGGCTGAGAAGTAGTTGCTTTACTGGCCATTGAGTTTGGAAAAGAAGGCTTTCAGTGCTTTGATGACTTTCTGTTTGAAAGTTAGTGACACAGGTTGAATGATTTCAACTGGTTGATTGATGATCACTTTCCTGCTGCGTCGAACAGGAGCAACTCCTTGTTCTACTAGCACTCGGTGAATGGTCCTGGTCGAGACTTGGTAGTCTTGAGCCAGTGATTTGACTGGGACTTTGATAAAGCAGTATTGCTGTGCAATGATTGCTTTTTGAGTCTTGGTAATGCATTTTACTGTCATGTCTTTTTTTCCTTTAGTTTGGCTTCGATGTCTCGGGCAAATTCCATCAGTGCGCCATCGTGTTCGGCAGGGATGCTTTCGGGCATCATGTTTAAGATTGTGCTTGCAGTCAGCCCTACCCACGGGCGCTGTGCTTGTGGGGTGGTGTAGAGCGGTTCTTCTTTGTATAAGCTCCAGCCCCCTTCAGGCATTTCTGCACGTTTTTCAACTAATTTAATGCTGCTACCGCCTTTGAGCCGTGTGTACATCCACGCCACCGGCTCCTGCTCAATCTGTTGCCCAAGGTCAGCAAGTTTCTTTAGCGCCGCCTCTTCAATCATCCGTTTGTACCCGATAACCTCTCCTTCAAGCTCATGGATGCGGTATTTCAAAGCGCGGATGTCTCCGTGCTCTGGCTGTGCTGCGGGCGGGGCCAAGTAAACAGGTATCGTGAATTCTCGCGGTGTTGCTGACCCGCAACGGTCGTGCGCTGCCTTCATGTCTCTGTGCAGGAACTCGGCCATCATATCCGCCCCGTCAAGCCAACCAATCGGCTCCTGCTCTGGCTGCTCCACCTCAACCTTTTCCGATGCGCGATATGTCAGTCCGTCAAGACTAACGTCGATTGTGCCGGGGCCAATCTCTTCACCGTTCAGAAACAGCTTTCCGCCAGCTTTCTGAATCAGGACTTGGGTTAAGTTAGTCATTGTGTTCTCCTTGATGCTGTGGGCGGCTTGCGCTGCTGTGCTGCGGGTGGGGTGGTGTAGAGAAGATTTCTTCCCGCAGGCAGTGGGCAGTGCCAGTCGTCAAACACTCGCTCTCCGCCTGTTGTCACGTAGATGGAGGCTACTGGTTCCTGCTCTGGATGTGCTGTGGGTGGGGTGTCAAAGTTCATCATGGCAAGTTGATGCCGTGCACTAGAGTCAGGTTGATAACCTGCTTGAGCCAATAACGCATCAACGCTATCTCTGATTCCTTTATTCCATTTTGCACGAGTCTCAGGCTCCCGCTCTGTCTGTGCTGCTAGTGGGGTTGTGTACAACAGCACAGTGCTTTCCTTTGGGTATAGCTGAGGCACCCGCATCGACCGTGCTGACACATCTTGACTAAAACCCTTGGCCATGTTTTCCAAGTCGCTTTTTGTACACCACGCCACCGGCTCCTGCTCTGGCTGCTCCAGTGCGGCTTTCAGGGCGGTGATGGCTGGCTCAACGTCCTCAGATGTCGCTGTCAAAGCGTCCTGCTGACCGGCTCGGTAATCACCAGTGCTTCCCATAATTACCCGTCTTGCGCTTACTTTTCCCAACGCCTCCAGCGCCTGCTGCATTACTTCTCTGTCAGTCATGTGTTTCCCCTCGCTCTGATGGCTTTGGCAATCAAATAGTTTGCACCTGCTGTCCCTTTTGTTTGCTCTGCCAACTTCGCGCATTCCTCCCGCTCTGCTGCTGCTCCTGCGGCGTAGGCGGCTTGGAAGAAGCGTTCATAGGCCGCGATGAATACCATTGGGTCAGGTAACAACCCACCAGCCTCCCGCGCCAATGCAATAACCTGTTTTTTATCCATATCAAAGTCCTTTCATAAGCCAGAATCGGCCAGTGCT